ATGGATCACGCCGGTTGGGCGGAGGAAAACAACAAGGCCGCGAATGAGATCTACGCCAAGCGGCGGGCCTATAGGCCTGCCCCGGAAAAGCTGACCTCGTTCCAGGCAAAGGTCATGGACATTTGCGGGATGGTGGGCGGCGGCATCTACAATGCTCCTGTAAACTGGGACAAGGTCGATTGGGGCGTTGACGCCAGCGCAAAGGTTGGTCGCATGTTCGTGCCATGGCGTGACGGCCGTATGGCCACGTTCGACTATTTCCCTCTCACGCTCTTCGTGTTCCTCTGCCACGAAGCTCGCATCCGTGGCGAGATCCGCGCCAAAGCCAATGGGCATTTCGAACTCTCGTTTCATGAGCGCTCGCATGAGGGCGGGATGGGCGCGCGCCACCCTAGCCTGGACGAAGCCGTGGCGGTCTTTCGCGACTATCTGCCGGACGATCATCGCATCCGCTATTGTGTCCCTCAGGCCGATGAGGTGGCAGCATGAAAGCGCTCACCCTCTGGCAACCATGGGCCTCGCTGATCGTCGTCGGCGCCAAGCCGTTCGAGTTTCGCGGCTGGAAAGCCCCGCGCTCCGCGATCGGCCAGCGCATCGTCATCCACGCCGCCGCCCGGCCGATGCGCGCTAGCGAGATCCGCGACATCGTCGACCATCTGAAATTCGGGGGCGCGAACGCGGCGGCGACCTGCCTGCACGTGGACGCGGCGCTCGAACTGCTGATGCCGCTCTACCACTTCAAGAAGCCGATCGGTCTGCCGCTGTCGGCTGGCCTTGGCACCGCCATCCTTGGCGAGCCGCGCGATGGCATCGAGATCGCGGTGCAGGAATTCGGCTTCCCCCAAGAGGCGGAGGACGAGCTTCCCGGTCTGCCCGGCTTCGATAGCGATCGCAGCGAGCACGCCAATTGGGGCTGGCCGATGCTCGACATCGAGAAGTGGGACGAACCCCAGCCGATGCGCGGTGCGCAGGGCCTGTGGAATTGGCCGGACGCTGCCCAATTTGCGGAGAAGCTGTGATGGGTGAGAACACCAAGATCGAGTGGGCGCACCACACCTTCAACGGCTGGATCGGCTGCACGAAGGTCGGGCCGGGATGTGACAATTGCTATGCGGCGGATCTCGCGCAGGCACGTCTTGGCGTTGCGTGGGGCGCGGGGCAGCCGCGCCGGCACACGGCGGCGTCAACATGGAAGCAGCCGCGCCGATGGAACAACCGGGCGGCGAAGGAGGGCATCCGCTATCGTGTGTTCTGCTCATCGCTGGCCGACGTGTTCGACAACGAAGTGCCAACCGAATGGCGCACAGAGTTGTTCCAGTTGATACGAGAGACGCCGCACCTTGACTGGCTGCTGGTGACGAAGCGCGTGGGCAACGTCATGAAGATGGCAGAGGCGGCTGGCCGCCTGCCGGATAATGTCTGGCTCGGCATCACTGTCGTGAACCAGGCAGAAGCCGACCGCGATATTCCAAAGCTTCGGATGCTGCGCACGCTGTACGATCTGCCCGTCGCCTTTCTGTCGATCGAGCCGATGCTCGGTCCGATTGATTTGAGCCTGCTGCTTTATCACGAATGTCCGAACTGGCGCGATGAAGACGGCTATCCGCCCATGATCCAGAGGGATTGCGGCGCGCAGGAATGTTGCTCGGCCTGCGACTTCACCGGCATCGGTGACGAGCTCGCGATCAACTGGGTCATATGCGGCGGCGAAAGCGGTCCGCGCGCCAGGCCAATGCACCCTGACTGGGCAATCAGCTTACGCGATCAGTGCGCGGACGCTGGCGTGCCGTTCCTCTTCAAGCAGTGGGGCGAAATCCTGCCGGTCTGGGTCGATGACATTCACCGGGCTGGGTACGAATTCCGGAAGGTCGGGAAGAAGAACGCGGGCCGACGCCTGCACGGCCAGACCCACGATGGGGTGCCCACACCACAGGAGATCCAATCATGAAGAACAAGCTTTCTGACCTTAACAATCACCTCTTCGCCCAGCTCGAACGCCTTGGCGAGGAAGGTCTCACCTCCGAGCAGATACAGGACGAGGTGAAGCGCTCCGAAGCCATTACCGATGTAGCCGACCAGATCATCCGCAATGCAGATCTCCAACTCAAGGCAGTGACGGTGCTGGCCAACCACGGTGATCGGTTCAAGCCGATGCTGCCAATGATCGGAGGCGCGTCCGAATGAAAGGGCGGCAGATCCCGTACAGCAGCGAGGAGCGCGATTACATCCGCTCTGTAAGTCAGTGGCCTCGACATGAGGCGCACGCATCATTCTGCCAGAAATTTCGGCGAGACGAAGTGTCCCTTAAGAACTTCAATTCCCTGTGCAAACGCAATGGATGGCTGACAGGACGTACGGGCTGTTTTGTCAAAGGAGAGGTTCCGCACAACAAGGGTAAGCAATGCGAGCCCGGCAAAGGGGGGCGCCATCCCAACGCCCGTCGCAGCCAATTCAAGAAGGGGAACCTGCCACACAACACTAAGTATCTCGGTCATGAGCGCGTCTCGAAGGATGGCTATGTCGAGATCTCGGTCAACCAGCCGAACCCCCACACAGGATTCGAGCGCCGCTACGTTCTGAAACACAAGTGGCTTTGGGAGCAGCTGCATGGCCCTGTGCCGGAAGGGCACGCGTTAAAGGCGCTCGATAGCAATCCGCTGAACACCGATCCATCGAATTGGGAGCCAGTGCCGCGGGGTGTTCTGGCCCGTCTCAACGGCGGACGGTTCCGCAAGACGGTGCCATATGATGATGCCCAGCCTGAAATTAAGCCGCTGGTGATGGCGTCGGCGAAGCTGAAGCACCATGCGCATCAAGTCGTCAAGGATCGCTTGACCACTGGATCGAAAAAGGAGGCGTGATGGACCTCCTCGACCTAATGCGCCCCGGGCCGAAGCCACGCTGGCGAAACGGTGAGCCGGTGCCGGCTGGGCCGAGCCAGGAGGGCGATCTCCAATGGCTGGCCGACGTCTGGGATGACCATCGCAAGGGCGGTAAATGGTTTCGCTACGACGCGCGCGACAGCATCTGGAGGTGCCTCGATCCCTTCAATCAGACCGGCATCAATCGGGTTCCAGACCAGCCTCCGCCAGTTGATCAGCACGGGCGATTGCCGAGTGAGGTGGCAGCATGACCCGCCCCCGCCGCATTCAGCTCTCGCGCAAGAAGGGCTGGCGCATGCCTGATAACACGTTGAGCGTGGCCCGACCGGGCAAGTGGGGCAACCCGTTCAAGATAGGCATCAGCGTCAGCTCGGGGACGCGCTTGGATTTCGTCTCGAAGTCCATCCGCACCCGCGCTGATGCCGTCGAGGCATTCCAGAACATGCTCGCCTTCCCAGAGCGCCACTATCCGTCAGCTGATGAGATCGCGACAATGCGCGGCAAAAACCTCGCCTGCTGGTGCCCGCTGGGCGAGCCGTGCCATGCTGACGTGCTGCTGGATCTCGCAAATGCGTAGGCGCCGCCGACCACCGCGCCCGCCGTCCCAGCCGTGGAACCCCGACGAGGACGCCAAGCTCCGCGAGGTGAACGAAATCGGTCTGCGCGTCGAATATTGGCAGCTTGCCCTGCCGCACCGTCGCGAGAGCGAGATGCTCGATCGGCGTTACGTGCTCGGCATCAAACCAGCGAGGGGCATATGATCGTCAACGAGCTGGTGCAGCAGTTGCGACGGCAGCGCTATCGTGTCGGCCAAGAGGCCTGGCTGCAAATGGACATCGAGGCCGCGCTCACTGCGCTGGGCGTGACCTTCGAGCGCGAGGCCTGCCTGTCGACCAGGGATCGCATCGACTTCCTCATCGACGGCGGGATCGGCATCGAGGCGAAGACGCGCTGCGCGCCGCGCCAGATCTTCCGTCAGCTCGAACGCTATGCCGAGCACGATGCCATCACATCCCTCATTCTCATCAGCGGTACCGCCACCGGCTTGCCCAGCGTCATCAACGGCCGTCCGCTATTCTACATCTCCACCGGGAGGGCAGCACTTTGAAGACATATGGCCAGCTCGAACTGGACACGCTGGCGCGGCGCTGGCGGATCAAGGATCTCGCGCCGCACGTGGCAATCGCGTTCAAGCGCATGTTCCCCCGCGTGCCGGTGACATCGACCGAGATCACGATCAGTGACACCGACGAGGTGCGGGCCGATCTGCACTGGTTCATGGCGCGCTATCCGCTCGAGCATGATTCATGGGGCGAGCTGGACGAGGCGGTGGACCGGCTGGCGTTCCGTACCGCTGAGCGCGATCGCATACTCCTGCCAACATGGAAGCCAGGCGAGGTGCTCGGCTTCAAAGAGGGCAGGGCGCCCTACCTCTACCAGACACAGGCGTCGAAGGTGGCGATCGCGAACGGCGGCCTGCTGCTCGGCGATGACGTTGGCCTCGGCAAAACGATATCCGCGATCGCTACCATGCTGATGGGCGCGCCCATGCCAGCCGGCGTTGTCGTCCAGCCGCACCTGACCGGCCAGTGGAAGAAGCGGATCGAGGAATTCTCGACGCTGCGCGTCCACGTCATCAAGGGCCGCACGCCCTATGACCTGCCCGAGGCGGACGTCTACATCTACCGCTACAGCAACATCGCCGGCTGGGTCGACGTACTGAAAGACGGCCTGCTCCGCTCTGTATTCTACGACGAGATCCAGGAGCTGCGACACGGCTGGGGCACGGACAAGGGCAATGCGTGCGGTAAGGTGAGCAAGGTCGCGCAGTTCCGCATGGGGCTGACCGCAACTCCGGTCTACAATTATGGTGACGAGATGCACTCCGTTATGGAGTATATCAAGCCGGACATCCTTGGCGATCGAGAGGAGTTCTTTCGCGAGTGGTGCGGGCGCGAGCGGGTTGTCGCCAATCCCGACGCCCTCGGCTCCTACCTTCGCGACACGGGCTTTTTCCTTCGGCGCACGGAAGACGATCCGACCGTCGACGCATCCATGCCGCCAGCCAATGTGCTGGAATGGGAGCTGGACTATGATCTGGACGCCGTTGCGGGCGAGGAGGAGATCATGCGCCAGCTCGCCCAGACAGTGCTGCGGGCCAGCTTCACCGAAGCAGGCCGCGCTGCGCGCGAGCTCGACATGAAGATGCGCCAGCTAACCGGCATCGCCAAGGCCAAGTCCGTCGCCGCATATGTGTCACTGCTTCTGAAGGAAAGCCCGCGTGTGCTGCTCGCAGGCTGGCACCGTGAGGTCTATAGCATCTGGAGCCAGGCGCTCGCCGCGTTCAATCCCGTACTCTACACCGGATCAGAGAGCGGCCCAGCCAAACAGCGCAGCGTAGACGCTTTCACGACCGGCGATTCCCGCGTGATGATGATGTCGTTGCGGTCGGGGGCTGGCCTCGACGGGCTCCAGCACTATTGTCAGGACGCCGTGATCGGCGAGTTCGATTGGTCGCCGCAGGTCCACTATCAATTCATCGGGCGTTTGCGCCGGCCGGGGCAGGAGGGGCAGGTCAATGCGCACTATGTGCACACGAACTGGGGCAGCGATCCCGTGATCTTGGAAATGCTGGGGATCAAGGCGGACCAGTCGCGCGGGATCAACGATCCTGGCCAGGCGCCGAAGCCGCGGGCAACAGACGAGAGCCGGATCAAGGTACTAGCCCAGCGGGTGCTGGATGGAGGGGCGGCATGATCCCCCATATCTGCACATTCAGCGAGCCCGAGGACTATCGCATCACGGACGGCACGACCGTCTGGCATTTCGACTGGAGCGACCGCTTCGGACCGAGTCTGACGAACGGGAAGGGCGACATCCTTTCCCGCCCATTGCCTGGCCAACGCTCCCCGTTCTGGCGCTGCTTCGGCCTTTGGTCCAACCAGGGCAAGCGCTGGGAGCCATCGGACACGAAGGGCGTTCGCATCGCCATCTGGACCGAACCGCCAGCCGCCCGGTATGTCATGGATGTGCGTGGCGTCATCGTCGAAACGCACGAGCCTGAATTCTTCGACGATCGCTATTCGCCGCGCATCTATGTCGACCAGGCCGGCCAGCCGTACAATTTCCCGAGGAAGCGGAAACGCGAGGCACAGATAATCAAGCTGCTGCGAGATTCATTGTGAACGCCCCATTCCCCACCGACCTGTTCGGCAACGAGACGATGCAGCGCGACGCGATCTTCTCCGGCGCCGAGCGCCTAGAGCTCATCCGAAAATGGGGACCAGGTCCGATCGCTTGCGTCATCGGATGCAACCCCTCGACGGCCGACGCGCTGGGCGATGATCCGACGTCGCTATGGTGGAACGCCTGGTTCCAACTGTTCGGCTTCGGCGGATACCGGGCGGTCAACCTCTACCCGTTCTGCACATCCAGCCCGGCTGAGTGCCGCAGACGGGCGGACTGGCATCTGACCGACGACTGGTATGCGCGCGATCAGCTGATCATGACGAACCTGCCGCACGTCACGAAGGTGGCGAAGGAGTGCGCGCAGGTCTTTGTCTGCTGGGGCAACATCGCATGGGACGACATGTGGATCGAGCATGTCATTCAGGAAATCCAGGAGGGTGTCGAGCCGTGGCCACATCTATGGTGCTGGGGCAAGACTAAGAGCGGAGCGCCGACGCATCCCATGGCACGGGGCAAGCATCGCATACCGCGCGATCAGAAGCCGATCCTGTGGAGGTCTACTCGACCTTAAGCCCTCCGGCTCGCAACTGCACCTTGATCCCGTTAAGTCCCCCCGTGCAGTTAGCGTTACGGCCGATTTCATCGTCCCCGATCGTGCCATCCCAGAACGTCGAAAGCGGCCAATGCAGCGGCATGTAAGGACGCAGGCAGCGCAAGGCCAATCGTACCGCCGTGGTGTCGACCTTCTCTTTTCCTGCCCGATCTCGGGCATCGGTCAGGATCTCTAGTGACAGGTCGATAATGGCGCGCTCGTTCTTGTTCATGATAAGAACATAAAGCGAACACTAGCGATTCGACTAGAGGTGTCGCGGTTGAGTTGCTCGAAAACACGAAGAGGAATTGCAATGCAGGACGAAACCAAAGCCAAATTCCGCGCCTTTGCGGATCGATATGGCAAGGACGAGGCGGTGCTAGATACCGGCCTTACCGGCAAGGATATGCACGATATTGCGAAGCTGCTGGAATCAGTCGTCGAGATCGAGGAGATCGACCTAAACAATCTGGGCTTTATGAACGCCCGGCCCTTGCATGGGATGGACCATCTCGTGAGGCCGTCAATCTAATTCTGGCGAGCGGGCAGGCGCTGCCAATTTCTCTGCCAAAACATACTGACTGAGACTCAATAAATTGCGCCGTGCTAGCAAACCTGAATGGACCTTGATTCGCTTAACAAACTGTTTGGCCAAGAGTGGGCGACGATCGTCGGCGCACCAGGATTTTTCATAGCCGCGATTTTCGTGGTCGGCTTTTGCATCTGGAAAATCATGGGCTGGCGGTATGACGGTATCTTGGCGAGCAAAGATGCCACCATCGCCCACTTAGAAAAAGTGATCGAGACGCGGGAGATAATGCATTCCGTTGCGGAGTCGACAGCAGCCGTAGCAATTGTAGACGCCGCCACCAGCGACAGTGATCGTGAAGTGGAGCAGAAACCTGCACAAACAGACGAGCCTCAGGCGACCATCGGATTGCCGCAACCGGTTGCACTACCAGATCGCACCGAAGAGAATCTTGCACCCAAGCGCAGACTTGTCAGCACCATTCCAGCGGCGTCCGCCAATGAGCGCATGGTAAGCATTGAAGAGCTACGTGCGCTTTATAGACCGGAGTTAAGTGTCGGCGAGCAGGAGGATATCGCGGCGCCATATCAAAGCAATCCATTTCGCATTTCTGGAATAATTCGAAATATCAGTAGGATCGGAAGTGCCTACAGTGTTATCTTGGGAAGCGAAGATGAAGGATCAACGAGTAGTAATGTCGTCTTTACAGGAAACGAAATCATTTCCATGTATCGGAATATAAGGGTGGGTTCCAAGGTTACCCTTCGGGCCCAGCTAAATTCCATCAACCAGTCTGCCACCATTCTGACAAATGTCCAGTTGCTGGAGATCGAAGTCTAGTTCGAAGCCCGGCCTTAGCGAACAAAAGGACAGATCCGCGCCATAGCTGCCGTCGCCAATTGCGCCGCAGCTCGGGCAGTCTGGCAATTGGCGTAGGGTTGAACCGTCGCGCATCCCGTGAGCAGGATGTAGGCGATGGCGAGCAAACCCCAGAGGGCAACACCCAACGGGAGACCGATGATGAGGCCCCTCATGCGTCCTTCGCGCAGACGGCGCGCTCCCTCTCGCGGCGCGCGGCGAGGCCTTTGCTCACGACCTTCTTGCCGTTGATCGTCACCTTGTTCCAGGCGAGCATAGATGTGCATGCCAGTCCGATCTGCCCCGCGTTGAACTGGCGGCGCGCGGTCGAGCTGCAATAATTCGCGACGCCGACATTATAGGCGAGAGACACGGCCGCAAACCGAGCACGATCGCGGCCTGCATTTGTTAGCGCCAGTCCGGGCGTGCACTGCATTACGCCCTTTGCATGGTCGATCAGTGCCTCTTCCAGCATGATTGCGCACTGCGCCTCGGTGAACTGATCCGTGATGCGGATCTTGCGGCCCTTGTAGCTGGTCAACCCGTCGCACGCGGTGGCGACGCCGACGATGTCGAGATAGGCGCGCAGATACTGCTTGCCGCTGACATGACGCACAGTCGCCGTGCCGTCCCGCGCGATCTTGACGTCGACCTTCCGGCCGCTCTCGTCTTCAGGAATGTGGGTGAGCAGCAGGCCAGCCGTCACGAAGCCGACGATCGCCGCCAGCGTACCGCCGCGCGCAGCCGTTTTATTCACCATCATTTTTCCCCTGCTTGAAGAACATTGCCACCAGTGCGGCGGCACCCAGCACCAGTCCGATGATCTGGGGCTGTGGCAGCAGTTCGCGCGCCTCACTCGGCACCAGCGCCCAAGTGGCCTGTCCCGCGATCGCGGTAGACGTCAGCCACACCGACCAGCGCTTGCCCACCGTGCGCCAGTCGTCGATGATCCGCGCACGGATGCGCTCCCTGAAGCTCATGTCGGCCCTCCGTTGTGATTCCTCTCCAGCCGCGTGATGCGCCGATCATAGTCGGCGAAGCGGCTGTCCTGCGCCTGCGTCTGCGCCTTCTGGCGCTCGTCGATCCGTGCCAGCGTCTGCTGCATCTCGGTGACGCTGCTCGCGACCCAGAACATGGCGACGGTGATGATCGTGGTGACCAGTCCCGCAGCGATCCCGGCAAGCCATTTCAATACCGGGTTCGTCACCTTCTCGCTTTCGTCTGGGAGCGCACCGCTCAGCCTAGCAACAGCTCTTTCCAACTGACCGATCTGCGGTGCATATTCGGCAAGCGCATGGGCGGCCGCCTGCTGTGCCATAATCTTCACCTGCTCAGCGGTGCGATCGTCAGTCAGAGGCATCAGGTGACTTCATTCAGTCCGGATACGGCGCGGCCATACCGCCGTGTTCCCGCCGACGTGGAAGCTGCCATCAGGATTGACCTTGCTGACGCGATAGGTTCCGGCCGGGACGATGCTGTCGTCTTCCTCCGCCAGCACCACGAAATCACCGGCTTCGACCTTGGGTTCCTGCCCGCTCATATGACCTTAGCTCCTGTCTTGTCGGTGCCAGCGCCCACCGTGTTGACGGCCCCACCGAACAGGCCGGTGATGCGATTATTGTTGGAAGTGCCGGACTCGACGAAAGCGACGGTCGACGGCGACGATGAGGCCTTGCGCGTACGACCGACATCAAAGGCGCTGCCAATCGTGTTTTCGCAGATGATCGCCACGCCACCTGTCAGCAGTCGATCATAGTCGGAGATCTGGCCCAGGCGCGCGACGATCCCGTCGCAGCCGGACAGCTTCACACCGTATTGGACATTGGTGATCTTATCGACGGTGAAGGCGCTGTCCTTCATCCCACTAACATCGAGGCCGATACCTTCGCCTGGTAGCGGCTCAGACGCGTAGCCGAGCCATTTGAAATGGATCTGATTTTCTTTGACGTATGTGGAAGATCCCGCGCGCAGCACCACGAGATCGGGACAGGTATCCACGATCATATCGTTGTACGTCACCCACTTAAAGGCCTTACCGCTTGGACTGTCGCCCCAGTAAACGCCGATGGAGCCGCAGGCGAGGATCTCGGTGCCGAAGCCTTTGATGCCGGTGGGGTTTTGGGCCCGCCATCCGTACCGCTCGACATAGGCGATCTGGCCGCCCTGCACATCGACCACGCACTCCGCCAGCCCTGCGGTGCCATCACGGCCGAACAGACCGTCGTAGCACGCGAGGCCACCTTGCCCGTCGCAGCGGGGACGTATGACTTCCAGCTGCCATGCATCACGATAGTCAAGATAGGTCCGACAGGACCAGGCGCGTACATCCTCGATCCGGCAGCTATTATTGCCGCCCATCATGATCGCATGCGCGTTGACGTTTGACCGGCCGGGGCCAAGGATCAGCAGGTTCTTCATCGTGAAGCCCAGCAGCGGCGTCCCGGCAGCGTCGTCGCCTTTCAGGGCCGCGAAGTTGCCATTGAGAGCAAGCGTGCTGTTGCCCATCCCAAGGCCATGAATGCTGACATGATCGCAGCCGGTAATGTCGAGCGCGCGATCGACGAAGCTAGGGTGCGCACTGTCTAGGCGCAGTTTGCCATTTGGCAGCATGATCTGGACGCATGTCCCGTCGTAGCGGGTCGTGGTGGTCTTGGCGTAGGCGATGCAAGCCCGCATGGCGGCAGCCGCATCGTCCACGCCATTCATCGGCGCGCCGCCCGCGAATTCTGCCATCAAAGGGCTGATCGTCAGGATGGTCTGCTTGGCATAGGCCGCTATCGTGTTCCCGGTATAAGGGCGATTGCGGTTGAACCCGACTTGCCCGGCGCCGCGGGCGGCGCTGGCCGAATTGGCGAGATCAGCCGTCGCGGCCTTTTCCGCAACGGTGTCATATAGGGCGTCGAGATCACCGCTAAATTGTTCGATCAGCCGGAACTCACCACCGCCGCCATAGGTGCTGGCCGACCCGCCATTGCCCTCGATGATGGGCCACGCGGCCATGCGCAGGCCGTTGCCCGACGCAAATTCGAACGCGGGGAACTCGCTGTCCGGTTCCGCACTGAACCCATTGACATAAACACGGCCGGACATCGATACCGAGTTGCCGGTCCCCGTGACGCAGCGTATCGCGTTGCCACGGAAAAACCTCGCGTCGAAATTGACGATACCTACCCGGGCGCTATTCCCTGCTATATCCATGCCATGCGACACGCCCGCGCGGTTGTCCGCCTGGATGGACAAGCCACTGAAATCGAGATCGCAGACACCCACGTCGTCGCGCACGCGCAGGCCATATTGACCAAGGTCCAGGTCGATGTTGCTGAACTTGCCCTTATTGACAGACCCGCCCGGATATTCCCCGCCCAGGCTTTCCGACTGCACAATATCCATGCCGACATTATGGGCGATAGTGAAAATGTCGGAAAAGAAGGGATTGTCCATGCGCCCCAGGCGCAGCGATTTCAGGTTACTGACAGTATGGTCCGCAACGATATTATTCAGCGACCAATAGGGCCAGGCGCGAAACCCGCGCAGCATCGGCAAATCATATTGCCGCTGCATCTGGATGCCGATCTCGAAGAAATGACCAAAGATATTCGACCCGTTGAACCGGCCGAAATTGCCTCGATCCACATCGATGCCGCGGCAAGTGCCGAGGTGCATGATGTTTTCGACGATGCAATCTGTCGAATGCAGTTGAAGGTCAAAATCGTTATCGATCGGCGTCCATGACGATCCGTGCGGAGTGGGCTGGAACGGTCGCTGAAAACCAATATTGCGAAAGCTAAAGCCGCTGATGGCGTCAGCCGAAGACGTGACGGTGGGGCCTTTCACGCCTAATCCCGGATGGTCTACAAGAAGCCAACTTCCTTGGCCCGGTACAGCCCTGTCACCAAAGTATCCGGAATAAGGGTTCCACCCTTCACCTTCTATCTGAAGAGACTGTGTAATTTCGAGCGGTCGGGTCAGACGATAGCCGACATCGACCGCAGGGATGATCAACTTGCGCGTCTTCGGAGACTGGATCACCCAGTCGATGGCTTCCTCGAAAGCTGTCGTATCGTCCGCTGTTCCGTTGCCAGCCGCACCGAAATCCTTGACGCTGACGGTCTGTTGAAGCTTGTCGGCGAGACTGCCTGGAACAGCATCATCCGTCACACGATAGCGGACGATATCCGCGCCTTTGCCCGCGCCAGGTTGTGACAAATCCGTGCGCAACGCAGGATCGCTGCCGGTGCCCGCCGAAAAGCCCCAGGAGCCGTCAGGTTTGACGACGGGATATTGGCTTTCGGCGCCGCCACCGAGCGGAGTCTTTGGCGATCGGTCTATCTCGCGCTTCAGGTAAAGAGCGCGGACGACATCGCGGTCATTCACCTCATTGACCACGGACGGAAGAAAGGGCTGGCCCGACGCAAAGCTGACTGGCTGAAGGAAACTGGGCTCAGAGAAAATGTAGAGATCGCCCGACGTTGGCGCGGCGAACATGGTGACGGTCCCGCCCTCCACGGCGAGCGCTACCGAATATACCGATGAATCGAGGATCACCTCATCGCCGCCGGCGTCGCGAATGAAGACGCCGACATCGTCAACCGACACGGCTTTGAAGGTGAACGGGAATTCGACCGTTACGCCATTGGCCTCGTAAGGGCCGGAAAAGGTGTCGGTCGTGGAAACTGCCATTCTTGCCTCCGAGCGGATGGCAAGGGGGTAGGGGCGGCAGAAGCTATCTTGAATCGACGGGGATCAGTCTTCCTTGATCTTGCCCTTTGTCAGCCCCTCCCACCATTCGGCAAATCCCTGAGGGTTCTGATCGCCAGAATAGACTTCGACCAGAAACTGGCTGGTCGCTGCCATCTGCCCCGACGTCGGCGCACCAAAATAGCCCGCCACCTCCATCGCGTTCCTGGTAGCGCGCTTCGTGTCCTCGCCCTCGGCCAGCCGCTTCATGTCCTTGATCGTACGCGAAGCGGTGGAGACGAAGCGGTCGACCGACGACACGCTGCTATCAAAGCCCTTGACCGCGACGTTCGCCAGATCGCGCACGACCGGGAGCGGACCTAGCGCATTGAGGCCCATCGTCTGGAGCGCCCACTGGGTGAAGCTCTCTTCGTCGTCGTCATCCGGCCAGCGCCCGGCCAGCCATTCGGCCGCGAGGGCAGGGAAGACGTAGAGCAGCAGGAAGCGCGTCACCAAACCGGGGATCGCCGCAGCGTCGCGCTTACGAAATGCCTTCCCGGTATCGCGCGCAAAATTGCGCTGGCGCTGGTAGTAGGCGCTCATGAAGCTGTAGAATGGCGTTATTGCTTTCAGCAGCTCGCCGGCCGAGCCTTTGCCGCGCATGATGCCGGCAATATCCTTCGCCGCCCCTGAACCCTGCGATTTTCGGATTACCTCGTCGGCATAGGCGATCGCCACATCCTCGGCCGCGCCGGTTTCCAACGATTTGTTGTAGGCGGCCATCCACGACACAACGGAGACGAAGCGATCGACCGCGCCGATCGCCATAAAGCCGGTCGCGCGGATGTCGGAAACGGTTTTCCCGAGCTTACTCTCATTGTTGAGCATGTCCTTCATGTCGCGGTCCATCGTGTCCATGCGGGATCGGACTTCCTGGCTGCGCTCGAGAACAAACGGAAATGAAGCGATCGGGTGCTGGGCATAGCTGAAGACGCCCTTCGCCATTGCAGTCGGACCCAACACCTCCGCCGTCTGTACAAAGCCGGAAATCTGCATCGCCACCGTCGTCCACCTGAAACCAAGGCCGACAAAGGTCGCGTTCACGCGGAGTGACTTCATCGCTTTTTCAAGCGCACCCAGGCCCTGCGCCTCATAGGCCAGCTCGTTGGAGATGTGGTGAAGCCATGGGTTGAACTGCTTCTGGATCTCCTCGCCCATCACTTCCCGCACCGCCGTAACGATGCGTGGATCGTTGAGGAATCGGTGCGTGTCCATCATCGCCTCGCGATGGGTGATGTCATGCACGACCTCGGTGATGTGCCGCGACAGCACCGACGGCGACAGCAGGATCGGCATGTCGCGAACCTCGGTTCGCTCATTGGTCGACCCGGCCCGCGTGCTGGACCGCTTGTAGCCATTGCCGAACAGCTGGTCGGCATCGATCGCCGTCAGCTTCTCGACGCGCAGATCGCGCGAGGTGTCATAGACCACCGGGAAGTAGCCACCGCGCAACGTGCCGGCGTTCGTCTGCACTTCGCGCGCCTCGATCTTGTCCGGCTCGACGCCGTTGATCCGTCGCTCGAGCGCGGCGATGTCGGGCCACAGCGTATCGACGATGTCCCAGACCTTCTGGACATAGGTCCATTCGGCTGGCGTCAGCTCCTGGTTGAGCATGTCGAGCATGGACTGTTCGCCCCAGCCGTAGCCACCCGCCAGCTTTTCCGCATTTCCTTCGTTGCCAAGGTTGAGCGCCATCGAGATCAGCTGGTCGCGCGTCATCACCGACTGCTGGCCGTTTCGAGGATCGATGAAGGGCAGGGCCACCTTTTGGCCCCAGCGCTTGCGCACCTCCTTCGGGACTTCTGCCTGCGCCTTTTCCAAGGCGTCCACCATGGCTCGCGTCATCGTGCGGCGGCGTTCCTGCGCATCGACGATCCGCTGGAACACGACACGCTTGAACATGCCGAACCGGCCGCCGTCGAGCCAGTCGAACACGGTTTCCATTTTCAGCAGAGAGGCGTCGATCGACAGGATGGAGCTTTTCGCGCGGCTGAAGAAGCCCGGCTCCAGAAAGGTGCGGTTCTCAGGGATCGCCTTCAGGTCACCAGTAGAGATGAGGGCTTCGACCTGGTTGATCGTATCGGATACGACGGCCTGATAATCGCGCTCCTCCTTCGCATCGAGCAGCGACTGCTTGTGTCGGCCGAGGTGTATGATCTGCACGACGGCATCATTCAGCGCCAGCAGCTGCCCGACCTTAAGCCGGGTCCAGTGCGTCCGGCCGATCGATTCCGCGAACGATGGCGGCACGACGACGTCGAACCCTTCCGCCTGGCGCTCCGCCGCCCATGCTTCGAAGCTCTCCTGTCGGTTGAGCGAGCGCTGGGTGCGCTCTTTCATCTCGACCTGTTCGAGCAGCAGCTGCGCGCGTTCGAGATAATCCTGGTCGACGCCCTTCACGGTCCGCCGCTTCGCCCATTTCTCCAGCCGCTTTACCGCCTCGTCCACCTGATCGGCTCCGCGTCGCGCCGCGGCGACCAGCGCGTTATTGAGCATCTGGCTTTGTTTCTGGCGGAAGGCCTCCTCATGATCCTTGGCAATGACAGCGTCCATCGCGGCCCGCCCGGCCTTCGCGGCGGCACGCTCATAGCGGATGATCGCCGATCGGCTGGCGACGTCGCGGACGCGGCCGTCGGTGATTTGCCGCTCAGCCCAGTTCTTCGCCACGCTGTAGGGGGTGACGCGCTGTCCGGTCATCCGGCCGAGGACGCGCAGCTCCGCACTCATCACCGCGCCCATTTCGTCCGACTGGGCTGCGGCAAGTGCCTCCTGTTCGATGCTGCCGTCGGTGAACGGGTCGCCGAAGCGCTCCAGCATCAAGCCCTCAACCTCCTGATCGATCATGGCCTTGCGCACAGAGCGCTTGTCGCCATTCTCGCGCATCTCGCGTCGGCGGATCTCGATGCCCATCAGGGCGCGGACCATCTCGTCGCCGGTACGGTACCCGGCCAGCTCCGCGACATCGTCGGGGTTTGCGCCACCTTCCTTATGGAGCCGCTTGAAGTCCTTCGGCAGCAAGGCGGCCGCGTCTTCGCCCAGCGTGTCCTTGATCCATTGGGTATCAAGCGGCGTCTCGCGCGCCATGACTAGCGCGCGAAATTCGGGGAGGGCGTCGATCCGCTCGGTGACGTCCTGGCGCACCTCTTCTTCGCGCTCGCGCCATTCCTTCGTGACGCGGCGCTTCACCGCGTTCATCGTCTTGGCGAGCATCCGACTCTGTGCCTGATCGCGGGCGGTGGCGGCGAGGTTCTGATAGGCTGTGTATTCGGCATCCGTCATCGATGCCGGCTTTTGCGGGAAGAGCGCCTCCAGATGCTGCGCGGCGATCGCGTCGGCCAGCTCCTCGTCGGTGGCGATCAGGCGGTCCATCACGCCGCGCACCTCGTCGCTGATCGGCGTATTGAGGCGCGACACGCTGTTGTAGAGCGAGATCATCCACGCTTTGAATGTCTGGAACAAGCGCTGAAGCCCGGGCGAGGGGGCCTTGCCCTCCATCAGGTAACGCTCAACGCCGCGCGCCCACAGCTCGTGCGCATCTACCGGGATCGCACCATTCTCCAGTGGATGCCCGTTGGCAGCGAACCAGCCTTCGACGATCGCCCAGTCGTCGCGCACCTGTTGCGGCGCATCGGCGTCGGCCGCGTCCTCGCGCAGCTCCTCCAGCCACAGGTGTCCGGACTCGTGCAGGAACGTCGACGGGTTCTGCGTCTGGTACAGTTCGATGATGGCAGCGGCGCTTTGGCCGCCCGGGAACAAGATGCGGCCGCGCGGGATGAGATCGCCCTGCATATAGGCATCGCCGTCCGCTTCCTCAGCGGAATAGGCTTCGACGGCTGCACGTATCTCCCGGCGGCTAGTGGTGTCGGGATCGATCCCGCGGTTCTCCAGCAGGGCGCGCAGCTCTTCGGCCGCGTCACGCACGGATTTCTCGCGTGCGATCAGCGTACGGTCTCGTCCGGCCACACCCTCTGAAATCGCCTCCAGCAAGTCGTTGGCGCTTGGGCGCTGGTCGCCGAACTCGGGGAAATAGCCAGCTTCCCATGCGCGCTGCGCCCAGGCGTCCGGCCCATATTCATTCTCGCCGAAGCCGCCATCCTCCAGCAGCTCACCCTGATCGCGGAGCAATCGACGCTGGCCAGGCCTGCCTTTGTGCCATGCGTCCGCGCCCATGGATTTGAGATCGCCGCCAGTGTCGACAATGCCGCCCTCCTTCGCGATGAACTGCATCAGCGTGGGACCAAGGTTCTGGGACGGGTCCAGTTTCCGCTTCATCACATCGATGGCGATGTCGAGCTGGTCCGCCTTCTGGGCGGCGGCGATATTTTCCGGCAGGATCTGGCGGACCTGAAGCCCATCAAATTCCGTGCCGGCGAGATCGCGCCCCATGCGGGTGGCGCGGGTGCTGGCACGCTGGGCGAGGAACTCGGCGTTCTGCCGCGCCATCGACGGCGACATGCCAGCCGTGGTCAGCTTTTCCGTGAGAGACTGGAGCAGTTGCTCGCGCGGGGCGGCGGCGGCACGGGCCTGTTCCGCTTCCTGTGCGATGCTATCCGACAATTGCTCCATGGCGTCGGTCCAGGCCTCGTTGAACGTCTCGGCTTCGCGGAGCGACATGCCGCCGGCCGACAGGCGGATATCGCTCTTGAGCGATTCCCAGCCTGGCGTAGTGGCCAGCCGCGTGAGCTCGCCCACCGGCAGGACAAGATCGCCGCCGGTTGCCTCCGCCTCATCGATCTGGACGCGCCAGCCGTCGAGGTCGCCGGCATAGCCATCCGACTGCATGTAGGAGCGCACCGCCTCGGCTGGCAGATAGACCTGATCGACGCCGTTATCCTCGCCCAGCTGCTGCACCAGGTCGGCGATCGCGTCTGGGGCGCGCTTGGCGGTTTTGGATTGCGCGGTAGCGGTGGCGATTTCGTTGAGGAACGTGCCGCCGTGCATGGCGCTGTTGGCATCCGAGATGCGGGACACCATCGCGCCTACCGGCCGTAGCGCGGGCCGCGACAATTCGCCGGAGGCGCGCAGGCCGCCACCCATCAGGCCGCCGGCGACCATGCCGGCGAACGCCTGATCGAACATTTCGTCGGTATCGAACTTGGTGCCGGTCTGCGAATGGCCACCGATATATTCAACCATGCTCTGGCCGAACTCGGTGGTCGCCTCGGTCGCACCCGCCTGCGCAATGCGGCCGAGCGCTGTCCGGCCGCCGGCGCCGAAGATGCCATGGATGCCGACGCGTTCTAGGACCAGGCTGAGCACAGCAGCGGGAGCTGCCTCAACGACATCCTGCGCAGTGGCGTCTTCGCGACCCTGCACCTGCGCGCGGGTCTGGCCGATATTGCCAGCCTGTCCAGCGACATAGAGAGGAGCGGCGAGGGCGGCCTGCGCCATGCCGGGCACACTCTTCACGCCGGTGTCTAAGCCAAACGCCAAAACATTGCCGATAGTAGGGCGGGCCTTCAGCGTGTCCCACGTCGTTTCGCCAGCAACCTGTGTGCCGCCGACGTCGCTGTAGATCCGGGCCTGCGCTCGCGCCATGGCCGCGCCGGCGCGATCTCGTGCGGTGTTTTCTCGGCTGGTCCAAGGCAGCGGATTGCGGGCCGACCAATCCTGAAGCGCGCCACGGAACGAGGCTGCGCCCGATTCCAGGCTGTAGAGCCCGGACTTGAACAGGTCGCCCATGCGATCGAGGAAGCCGCCGTTTTGGACGATGTCCATCTTGTCGAGCGCCACGCGATTCATGAACGCAGAGCCGAGGCGATCGAGCGTGGAATAGTCGTCGGCGGCGATCGTCGCATTGCTGGCATTTGCCGACCATCGACCGATCGCCGGGTGGCGTCGGTTAACCTCGTTGGCCCTCGTAGCGCGCTGCTGCGCCTCGAAATTCGGCAAGTCTGACTGCACGACAGCAGCGGGGATCCCACGCTCGCGGGCAATCGCTTGCGCGCGCGCTGTCTCATCCGGTTTTGCCGCCTGAATTCGGAATGCCGTTTGCGCGTCGCGCTGCTTTTCAAAATAATCGTCGAACGGGTTGCTTGCCATCTCAGCGGACCTTTATGGCTTGATAGGCTTCTGCCACTGCCTCCGGCGGCACCTCAGTCGCGCCGAATTTGCGCTTGTAAGCATCTTCAATCTGTCGCCGGACGTTCGGCGGGACATTGTCGGCTTCAATCTCAAAGCGCCGGAATGACTTATCTCGCAGGCCGCCGAACACGCCTTTGTGAGGGATCACGACATCCTTAGTTGCGGAAATGAAAGATTGGTACAGCTCTGCCTCTGTGGGCTTCCGCTTGCCGTCCGTCACCGCGCGCAGTTCGCGCTCCATGATCTTTTGCACGCGCACGCGCTTCGTCGCGCCGGTTTTCTTGTCCCCGAAGCCGAGATCCGCAGTGTCGTATGTGCTGATGGTCGAAGCAACCTTGCTACGAATATCAGCATCAGGGTCGCCCTTCTGCATCTTGGCCTGCTCGATCAATAGGCCCTGCATCTCGGCTCTTGTTACCTGCCCGGCGTATTTGCCCAACGGAGTATTGGTGAATTTCTCTGGTTCCAGAATACGCATCAGCTCAAGCGACGTGGCAGCTGCGCCATTCGCGACAGCTTCGACCGGCTTGGCGTTCGCCTTTGCCACGCCGATGTAGGAACGGGCCGCATCTGGAGAGAGAGCAGAGCGGATTCCGGCTGGCATCTGAGACATATCGGTAAAGCCAGCACCCTGCTTAAGCACCCACTCGCTGGCAGACCGATCAGCATCCTCCTCGTTCCGGCGCTTCATCTGCTCATCGAGCGAAATACGATCTTTGGCGACGTCCAAAACGGCGTCGCGCTGTTCAAGTGACCACCGCTCTTTCTCGGCCCGAGCGTATATGCCCTGGGTTACAGTTTCCAGATCCCAGCGCCTCGCGGACGGCGGAGACCCGCCACCACCCTTGCCGAGCACAATGTGCCAATGGTCGCCAGTTGCATGCTTCGACCGACCGGCGCCCACTTCGTTGATGGCCTCCAACACCGTGTAACCAGCCCCCTCGACCTGCTTAACATACTGGTCGAAGGTCATTCCGCTGATCGGCTTAACGTCCACGGCGGCGTGGCTTTTCGTGTGCCACGACTTGGGGTTTGCTTTTGACAGCGGATGATCGGACGGCCGATATGTCGACGTAATCGACGCACCCGGAAATAGTGCCTTGATCGCCGCGCCGCCGTCGGCGACCGGGTTGCCGCTTCCACCCTTTCCAGGCTCCGCCCCAATCGTCGGTAATGCGCTGATCGCCGCGAACTGCGTTTCCGCCCAGCGCTTCTGCATTGGCCCAGCGAGTGCCGCAGCTAGCGTAGCTTGATCGCCAACGGTCATGTTACTCTTGTTCGCTTGAAAATAGGCGTCAGCCATCTCGAAGTCTTTTTTCGACATATACTGATTGGCGATCGCCGAATGGGTGCCGGAGACGGCCTTGCGCTCTTCGGCTTCCATGATATCCGGATCGCTCAGGCCGGCCATCTCAAGATTGAGGCGGGTCTGGTCGCGGACCTCTTGGATGAAGCCTGCACGCTTGGCTGGATCGTCGGCGGCGACCGCCATCTGGAAGGAGTTTTCAACCTTCGCCTTGCCAACCTCCTGCTGATAGACACGGCCCTGCTGGACGGCATAGCCCGACATTTCGCCATCGGCCGAGGCGCGGAGGCGGGCGAGTTGAGGCTCCAGATAGCGACGCGTCCGCTGGTCAGCCTGCGCCAGCGTGGAGGCGAGCGCATCCTCGACTGCCTTCCCAGCGATTGGGCGATGCTCCAGCGCGCCCTTGCCCATCTTAGACTTCAGGTCGCTGACGGCGCTGTTGGCTGCCGTGCTGGCAGTGAGATACAGGCTGTCTGCATTGGTGCGAGCGAGATCATCCTCAATCTGAGCCTGAACCATGGCGGCATCAGCGCCTACGCGGCCGATCTGCTGGAGGCCTCGGGCCACGCCGGCGGCGGCGCCACCATTATTGTCAGCTGGACGGAAGCGGGCGCTGGTTGTCTGGACCGGTCCCGCAGTGGGACTGCCATATTGCTGAATACGCGGCATCTCTTGCCCTCAAAGCGGAGCGTGGATACCTATGGCGAGCAGATGCATGGTTGAATCGACGGGGTGCAGCATGGCAGCGACGGCAGGTAGCAACAGGGTGAGGTATGTCACTTGGCCCATGATGCTCTACATTTTCGGTTTTGGTATGCCCATCCGCGATCTGAAGGGCATCGATACTGCCGCCGACGCGCTGTTAGCATCAAGCATTATTGCTCTGCCGAGCTTCGTTATTGGCTTTCTGCTGGTCGCAATCGTGAACATCTTCCGAAAGCAAATGTCAAAGACTTGGATACCCAACTTTGCTAGTCGCCGAGGGGCTGTCTTTGCTGCCAGCTTAATATTCCTTGTTGTGACGAAAGCGGCAGATCCAGGGGGCATGTCTTCCTTATTTTTTGCTTTCGCAGCTATGGCGCTTGTAAATGGCAAGTGGCGGACGGCACTTCAATAAATCTCGCCACCCTTAATCCCGAAGCTGTTCCGACCAAACCCCTGCGCCTTGAGCTTGCTATACTGCGACGCCCCACTAAGCGCCGTCCCCGCCATCTCAAACGCCCCGCCGACCAGCGCGCCACTTGCAGCCTGCCGGGAAGCCGCGGCCTGAGATCGATAGTTCGATCCCTCGATATCGAACCCGCGCACATTCTCTGATCCCTGCCGGTAGATCCGACTGGCGTCCTCACGCGCCAGCATCTCGGTATCGGCGGTCAGGCTAGCCGCGTTGCCGAAATTCACATCCAGCCCGCCGCCCGCCATCGCAACGCGCTGCTGCCCCTGAAGCTGGGCGACCTTGCGATAATGCTGGAGCGCCGCGCCGCGCGTGTTGTCCTGCTCCTGCCGCGCCGATTCAGCCGATAGCCGCGCGTTCTGATCGGCAACGCGCGCCGCATATGTTGACTGGGCGTTCGCCTGAAGCGCGCCATAGCCTGCACCGAGCGTGGACACGGCCGTCGCGGCTATCAATAATGTTGTCGGCTCGCACACTATCGGATCATCCAGAACTGTCGAAATGCCACGCCGCCCACCATTTGCTCCTCTGGCTCGACGGTGAAGCCCCAGGCGCGCAGCAGCCTGATTGCCTTCCCGTTGGCGCTGGACACTAGGTTGCCTGCCCACCAGCTTGAATCGACGGTCCGCCGCAACAGTGCCGGTCCCCACGAGCGCAGCACCCGGCCATGGCGATAGACTTCGTCCGTGCCGAGGAACCAGACCGTCGCGCGGCGATCGATCGCGGATATCGTCACCGACCCGAACATCGCCTCCGGACGCCCATCGACCAACGCTGTCCAGCAGCGATCGGAGAGCATGAACCCCTGGCGCAGCGCGTGCTTGGGCGAATGACCCATCGCCTCGCACTCCAGCCGGTCAATATCGCGGATCCGGCTGGCGATCGGCCCGACATGGGTGACACGGGCCGGGATGACCTCGACTTTAGCCCCCAATGATCGGGTCCAGGTAGATGCCCAGCAATGTGAGAGGGAGCGGGTCCGTCTGCTTCACATAGACCGAAGCCTGCCCGCTCACGACGTTGGGCGAATCCATGAGATATTTGCCGTCCTTCAGCGCGTCGACCTCGCCCCACGGCTCATCACCGCGCGGCTTGATCTCGTAGAGCTCAGCAGGAAGCGTGCCATTCTCTCGGCCGGCGCCCGCAAGGATGTTGCGGCTATCCCGCAGATGCAGGACAATCTCGCCCGGCTGCTGCTTCCTGGCTGCGTTCGTGCCTGCACCGCCCTGGAACATGACCGGCATCGTCTGGATATTAACGTCGTATGGCAGGCCGAACGTCGCCTTGCGCACGGCGCCGGCAGACGGGGGCAGCGTCACCTGCCCGTTCTCGACCAGCAGATCCTTGACCACGAAGCCGTCGACCAGGCCCCAGACGGTCCGCCCCTCCAAGTGCCACAGGTTGCGGAAAGTGCTTCGCGGCTCCTCGTAATCATAGGACACCGCGCAGTCGAGAAAGCAGCAGTCGGCGACGTCGTTCCAACGCGATGCCGCCATACGCTCGATGAAGGTGCGATCGACGCCAGCAATGGTGCGCCGCACGACCAAATAAACCCTGTCCTCGCCATCCTCCGGCACCGAGCAGCACGACAGCACGAAGCCGTCCGTCTCGCACAGCGTCCAGCCCCAGACCTGCTGGGCCTGCTCCCAGGTGAAGGCCAGCAGCTTGCCATCGGAGCGGACCGCCCAGACGATGGAGCGCGGTTCCTGCGCATAGCACCACGACACGATATGCATGTCGTCAAAGAAATGCGGCGAGAAGATCGTCACATCGTCGGAGGTCAGGCCGTCGACCTCGAACTTATAATTGAGCGAGCGCACGCCCGACCCGACGGAGGGCGCGTAAAAGACGACATTGTCGATCACGAGAGGATTGAGACGTGAGGAGCCGCGGCCGATCTGCCGCCGCACGGTGGCGGGCGGGGAGGCAGTCAGATAGCCGCCCTCGGCAACGCTATCGATCCGGAACAGGCTGTCGGACGTGAGGGCGAGCAGGCTGGTCGTGGAGACGAGCTGGTTGATGGCGTTCACCTGGCCGGCATTGGCGGCAAGGGCGATGCTGTCGTCGGCGCGTAGCGGAATCGACTGGTCGAAATTCTCGAACTCAGCCGATCGACTGCCCCAAATGGCGTTGGGGCTGTTGCGGCTCCGGCCGAACAAAAGGCGCTGTTCGAAGAATGTGACCGTCGAGGGGTAATTGCCTGCCCCCTCGAACGGGTTGTAGGCCTCTGGCGGGGCGGTGCTGAGGTCCGGCCCGATATTGTCGTCAACGAACTCGAGCACGTTGGTGCTGCCGATATAGCCATAGAATGAGCTGTTATCGGCCTTGTACACCTTATAGCTGGCCGCACCTGCAACCGCGCCCCATTCGATGAAGTTGAAGTTTCGTTTGAGGCTCAGATCATTGTAGGCGGTTATACCGGCGCCGGTCCAACGACTCTCATATCCATCCTCGTCCACGGCCGTCACCGCGTACCGCGCATTCTGCGGGAAGAAGGCGGCGCCACCATTTTCGGAATCAGTGTTTGGCGTGTTCACCTCGACCGTTACCGTCGATGGCGGCAAAAGCTTTGGCCCGAAGGCGACATCGGCAAAGGTCCACGCATCATGCGCGGTCCGGGTCAGTCGACCGGGCGTGTGGTCGATGTGCGCCAGATACATAGTGTCCGACTGCTGCTCGTGATCCAACTCCTCCAGCTCGACACCGTTGTAGGGAGAGCCGACACGGAAAACACGCGAGACACCCATTATGGTATCTGCTCATTTGGGCCCAGCGGCCGACCGCCGCCGCCAGTTTGGGGCGGGGGAGGCGGATCGACGGGATCAGGAACGACCGGGGCGACAGGATCAGGCGCAGGGTCTGCGCTTCGCGTAATGCCGCCGGTTGCGCCGGTGAACGCGCCCAAGCCGGAGGTGTCGGCACCGATGCGGAAATTGTTGTCATCGATGACGGCGACAACAGAGAAGAAGCGGAAATTCAGTTCTTCACCGAGCGTGCCGTCGATGCCGGACAGGAATATGTCCTGCCCGACCGAGTAGCCATGATAGGCCGCCGTCACGCGAGCTTGCCCCTCATTGGTGATACCGGCGATCGCCAGTTCCTCATTGAGCACCAGGCCGCCAGCCGCGGCAACACGCATATAGCCTTGCCCCAGCTCCAGTGCGTAGGCCTGCTCGATCGAGAATTTGAACGGCACGAGCCGCACCGGCTGGGATGCGTCATGGACTTCCGCCACCAGTCGCGTACCGGGGCGTTTGGTGACGCCGCCATATTTAAGGATGACGACGTTGCGGGCCAGCCGCAGGCTCTGCGCATAGGCGTCGACATCGAACCGGCCGTACAGATCCGGCGCGATCTCCCCTTTCGAGAAGGAAGGAATGGCTACCCGGAAACTCATTGTTTCGCCCTTTGAATACCAGTACGCTTTTCAGCATGGACCAAAGTTTCTGGAGAAATCTGTCGGCGCCGACGGACACCGGCTGCCTTGAATGGCAAGGATACAGGCTGGCCAATGGCTACGGCCAAGTGCAGCGGAACTCGGTTAAATATCAGGCTCACCGTTATGCCTAGCAGGAAGTTAACGGCCCGATCCCTGATGGCCTGATAATTTGCCATCGTTGCGATAACCCTCCCTGCTGCAACCCGAAGCATCTTTGGTTGGGAACGCCGAAGGACAACATCCAGGATATGCTTGCCAAGCGCCGCGGCATGCAAGGCGAGAAGATGCACCTTGCCAAACTGACCGAACCCCAGATCGCGGCTATTCGTGCGGATGATCGCACATCCAAGGAAATAGCCCCAGAATACGGAGTGTGTTGGTCGAGCATCGCAGGGATTAAGGCTGGCCGAACATGGCAGCATTTGGGAGGCGATGTGTCCACCGCTCCTAGAGCAAAGATCACTGAGGCAATGGTCAGAGCCATCAGAGAGGACGGGCGGACAAACTTCGATATCGCCGACCACTATGGGCTGTCGTTCCAGCAGGTGAGCCGGATCAAGCGCCGCGAGCGCTGGGCGCATGTCGTGTGAAGTGAGCCTATAGGTCATTGGACATCAGCCCCATGCGCGCATACTCGACCTCGCTGATATAGTCGGCCTGCCGACGGGGCGAACGGTTCTCGCTCTCTGCGATCGCGCGCTGGCGGGCGACCTCAGCTTCCGCGACCTTCTCTTTCTTGAGCTCCCGGCTTTTCTTGAGTGGCATCGCCAGCCGCGCAGAGAGCTCCAACGCGACGGCGCGGGCAGTGAGAGGATCAATTACGGCGGGATCGACCGCGTTCACCTGATATTCCAGCAGCGCGGCCGCAACGTTCGTGTAGATCGAACCATTGGCAATGATGAAAGGCAGCTTGCCCAGCGCATCCCAGGCCGGAAAGGCATAAGGCCCTACCACCGGCAGGCTTTCGACCTGGCGATCGACAGCGGGCAGCACACGGATTGCGTCTGCCATGTCGGCAGGCTTCCCGTACCGATAGAGCCATTCGCCTTTGCGATCATTGGGCTGCGCCGCGAGCGTGACGCGGCGGATCACGAAATCCCAGTCGGTCCAGGTTAGCATTTCTGCCAGCACATTGGGATAATGCAGCTTGCAGTAAACGGCGCTAGTCGATCTTTCATCGATCGAAGCGATGGGATCGGCTGCTATCTCGGATAGCGCCTCGTTGCAGATGCCGACCTGTGTTGCCATGGCGTGGGTCTATGGCTGCACGACCATGCGTTGAATCGACTAGGCGACGTCACTGCGCTTGACGGCGATGCAGGTGAAGGTCGTGCCGGTGGCGGGAGCGCCGAACGGATCGAAGCCGGTCAGCGCGGTGATGACGGCATTGATGCCGACCAGTGACAGCAAGCCGGTCAGGAGATTGATGACGGGCAGCGTGCGGCCGCGCCACGACCGCACGACGCAACCCACATATTTGCCCGATGGTGTTGGCGTCATGGTCTCGCGGATCCAGCTCTGTACGCGAAACTGCGCAGGCTGCTCTGACATCACGCCGGTGGGCGGCGGCACCTCGGTAAATACGGTGCCGGGGAAGGCGTCGAACGCTTGGGTGAAGGTGACGGTGGCGAGGCCGGTTGCCGCGATAATGTGGGTCGCGGGGTGGCCGGTCGTGCTGGTGACGCGCGGGTGCTGATGATCCTCCAGCGCGTATTTCTTCTGTTCCGTGCCTTTGGCCGCTGCTGTTGCCTCGGCCTTGGGCATGCTGTCGGCGGGTAGAGGGATGTCGGATGTGTTGGCCTTGGCAGCGAGGGCGGCGGAGTCCGCCTTTCCGGCGACGGTCTCGACCAGGGCATTGACCGACGACTGGCTGGCCTTGCTGTTAACAGCTGTGGTGAGCCCGCCCACGGTGGACGCATTGGCCTTGTTGTTGATCTGGGCTTGCTGGCTGGCCAGCGTTTCTTCGATGCCATCAATGTCGACGGGACGGGAGGGCGTCACCTGCTCGCGCTTTGTTGGGGATCACAGCCATGCGGTCCTCGATACGAAAATGGCGGGAGCGCGAGCCCCCGCCAGATCTTTCACTTCGGCTTCGTGGTCGGCGCAGCCTTCGCCTTCTCGACCTCGGCTTTCAGAGCGTCGCGCTCCTTCTCAGCCGCCTCCGCCCGCTGGGTGGCCTTGTCGGTCGCAGCGTCGGCATCGCGCAGCAGCTGCTCGGCCTCCGCCTTGTAATCGGAGAACGCCTTCTCGGCCGCGTCGGCGCGGGCCGTCTCCGCCTTCAGCTTGGTCTCGAAATCGCCGCGCATCTGGTCGAACACGACCTGCGACTTTTCCGTCACCTCGCGGCGGACAGCGTCCAGGGCGTCGGCGGGGTCGGCGACAGGCTCCGGCTCGGGCTCCGGGACTTCATTGCCCTTGTCGTCGAGCAGCGCCATCCACCGACCCTTTGGCTTGGCAGTGGTGAACACGGCACCTTCCTCGACAAAACTGTCATCGACATAGCCCGCCTCGCGGGCGCGGTAGGTTTTAAGCTCGCCCATTACTGGCCTCCGATGAAGTTGGTCTGGCGATCGGCCACGACGCCGGCAGTGATTTTGCCGGTGGTCGGCGCAGTGCCGGTGATGTCGAAGAACAGGCGGAAATACCGCTCGTTCGTTCCCTGCGGCACATAGTCGGGATAGTCGATCGGCTTACCGACCAGCAGGTCAGCGAGCGCGATCGCGCCGGAGCGCGACACCGTCTTGGGCGAGGCGAACGCGCTGTTGTCGTCCGTCTGAAGTAGGATCTCCAGGGTGGTGAGGTTGTTGAACGCCTCCGTCGCAGAGATCCAGATCGGCACCTTGGGCGAACCCTTGCCAATATCGCGGACGAGGGCGCGGGTGTCCCCGTACGGCGTACCGGTGGCGCCCAAGTCAACGACGTTGGTCGACGCGGCATCCGCCGTGATCGCCTGGCCGTCGCTGAAGAGCAGCGTGTTATCGAAAATCATGTGCTTTCTCCTTGGCGGGCCGGCTTATGCAACCAGCGATTCGGTGTTGAGGAGAGCGTCCGTCTCGCGGATCGGCATGCCGCGCCACGACTGGACCTCTTCGCCCTGAAGTTCCATCGGCTTCAGACGGACGAAGTTGTCGACACCCGGCCGCGCATTCGTGCCCTCCGCGTCCAGCGCCTCCATCAGCGTCTTGTTCATGTAGATGGCGGTGCGGCCGGGGCTGACCTGGCCTTCGCGCTCCATCTTGTACGAACGGCGACCGTGCATGCGGTAATAGGCCTGCCGCATGAACTTGTTCACCGACACGGTGCCGGCGATGACGTCGGACACGTCGATGTTGCAGACGCGCGAATTGAAGCGCCAGTCCTTGACGGTGATACCGACATGCTGGGTGAACTTCTCTTCCTTGACGTAGTAAGGATTGCCGTTGCCATCCTGCACGCGCTGGCGACCCATGTCCTCGCGCTTCACGCCAGCCGAGATATTCTCAGGCGTGATGACCGACGTCTGCATGTCGCCGTGGGTGACGAACCAGATCGAGGTGTTATCGCCACCGACACCACCGCCGCTGACGACGTTGGGATTGGTCAGCGAGTTGTACCGCGGCGCCAGTCCATGGAAGCGCTTGCCGTTGATCGCGACGTTCGAATACCAAATGGCACTGTCGATCGTCTGGGCGATGGCTTCCAGGAAGCCCTGGCCTTCCATCATGCGCAGCTTGCCAGCCTCAGCGGGCTTCAGATCTAGCAGGCGTTCGTCGACGCTCGACAGGCCTTCGACGAAGCCGGTCGTGTCTTCCACCTGCGTATAGTTGCCCTTGCTCTGGGCGATGCCCTGATAGAGCGCGCCCCAGCTGACGGACGGCAGGCCGGTGCGGATCGAGTTGCGGTGCTTCGTCCCGTCATTGCAGGTGATGACGTTCGCATCCTGCATGAACGGGGTGAGTTGCACGAGCGCCTCGACCACGTCGCCAATATTATCGCCGCCAGCTTTCATGACGTCGATAAGGTTCCAGTAAGATGTGCCGAGAACGGCCATTCCAAGTCTCCCTTAGTCGTTTGGATAGAGGCGCTTCCAGGCAGGCTCGTTCACTGGCACGCCTGCATCCGCGCGAACGAAGTCACCATCCTCGCCAACCATTAGGCCGAGCCGCGCAAAGATGCGGATCATCTCGGGATGGTTGCCGAAGCCGGTTTCATTGAGGGCCGTCCGGAATTCGGACCCCTCGGGATGGCCCAGCGCATCGAGCGCCTTGGCGGCGCTGCCCAGGCTGGCATCCCACTTGTTTCCGCCGATCTGCTCATCGGCTTTCGCGGCATCCAGCCACGCCTTGCGCTGCTGGTTGCCGCCATCGATCATCGTCTGGATGGTCGCCTGCTGCGTCTTTTCCATCAGAGACTTGGCGGCGGGCAGGATCGCCTGCGCCTGGTCGTTGGACAGGCCAGCCTCCTTGAAGATCGGCGTGGCCTCGGCGAGGAGGTCGGCGTCGATCGTCAGGCCCTCGGGCGCGGTCAGCTCATAGGCTTCGGGCACGACATGCGCGGGCGCTTCCGGGTCGGCCGGATCGGGATCGGCTGGCTTGCCCGGATCAGGATCGGGCTTCTTGCCGCCCAGTGCCGTGTCATCGCTGTCGTCTGGATCAGCGGCGGGCGGTGCAGCGGGGTCTGCGGGGGCTGCGGGCGCGGGATCGGCAGGCGGGGCCGCCGGGTCGGCCGGAGGCGTTGCCGGATCAGCGGGCGCAGGGGCGGGATCGGCGGCAGGCGCGGCGGGCGCAGGATCGGCCGGATGATCGGGCGCACGCATATAGCGGCCGACGCGCCGCTCCGCCGCCGTCATCGCAACGCCAGCCAGCAGGCTATTCCGGAAGTTCGTCATACCGAACAGTCGCACTCTTCTTCTCCTTCGGGGCTGGGTTCGCTTCCTCGCGCAGGACAGCGAGCAGCGTCATGATGCTGTTGGGATGGCGCAGCGCTTCGGGCTGGCCGCTCTCGACGTCGCTCAGGATCGCGAACATGTGGCTGCGCCGCCCCTCTGCGAATGAGAGATCGCGACCATCAGCCCCAGTGGTGAATTGGCTGAGAATTCCGCTCGATTGAATCGACCGCCACAGGAAACGACGAAATTCTGGCATCGCGATCAGCGTGGCCATGTCATCAGCTGGCTTGCTCATCCCGCACCCAGCAGCGTGTCGAGCATCGGCGCCCCGCCGACGTCGGTTTCTGAGAGCAGGCGGGCAGCGTCCGCGCCCTGCTGCATGGCGGGCATCATCTCGGCCATGCGCTGCTGGTTCTGCTGCTGCGCGCGCTGGTTGCGCATCTTGCCGACTTCCTCGGCCGTGCGGATCAGCTTGGGCGGCGTGCCGGCGCGATCGGCATATTCGTCGATCATCTCGTCAGTGTTGAGCTTGTCGGCCGCTTCCGGGAACGCACCGGCGAGGTTGCCCACGAAAGACGCGGTGCGCTCGATCTGGCCCAGACCGACCATGCGCTGCATCTGGGTAAGGATGGAGACGAACTCGACCTTGATCTCGCTCTGCCCCTGCATCGCTTGCGGGATCGGCGGCAGCATGTTGCCGCGCATCATGATCCCGAACACGCGATCGATGGCGACGGCCAGCTTCTCATTGTTCACGCGCTCGATCGTCGGGCCGAGCTGGGTCAGCTTCTCCTCGTTGCGCGCCGCGATCTCCTCGATATTGCGGGGCTGGATGCCCTGCATATTGGTAATGGCCATGAAGAGGTCGGCGTAGGAGGTGGCATCGATGCGCTGGTAGAGGCGGCCGATCTTGTTCGAGATCTGCTCTATGGCTTGCCACGGCATCTGATACGGCACCATCACCGCATCCTTGTCGACGTCTGCGGCGGACACGATGTTGCCGGGCTGACCGGTGAGCTTCAGGCCCGGTTTCGTCACCTTCTCGGGCTTCACGATCCCGTCGATCGCCTCATTCTCCCGCTTGTTCTGCATTTGCAGTTCGCGGATCGAGGCGAGGCCTTCCATGGCCGGGCTGTAGCCGTAGATGTCGGAGCCGGTCAGATCCCAGCGCGGCGCATAGAAGGGCTGGTCGTGATGACCAGAGACGCGCAGCACGCGGTCGGCTTGATCCTTCTCGTCCCAGTATATGGAGCGGAAGCGGTGCGAGAACGGATCGCCCGGCCGCCATTGCGGGTTCGGCTCGATCGCCTGGAACACGTCTACAAGCTGCTCGCTGTTCGACGTGTTGTAGGCCTGACGCACGGCGTTGCTCACCCTGTCCAGCCCGAACGACTGCACCGCCTGGCGCGCAGTCATGGGGCAGCGGCGATAGAGCGTGTCCGCCACCATCGCATCGGACATGGAAATCCAATATTCTCCAGCCGTGAGCGGGTGGCACACCATGCCGACGTCGCCATGCTCCATCATGACGCAGGCCTCTGTGCCGAACAGGCCCAGCTCGTGATAACCGGTCTTTGCCGCGCCATAGAAGTTGGTGCGGGCGAAGAAGGCGTCCATCAGTCGATCGACCTCGGACAGCCAGAAGCGCACCTCGGGCTCGTCGAGCAGCGCGTCGTCGTAGGTGGAGAGCTTCTTCCAGGGCCGCGAAGGCGAGGAGAGGCCGGACGTCATGCCATTGGCGAGCGTCCGATAGGAGCCGATCGCATATTCGTCGTACAGCCGGGCGTTGCGGGCGCGGCGGGCCGTCTTGTTGGTGTCGCCATTGAGGAAGCGCGAGCGTGCCGGCTGGCAGAAACGCGCGATCTCTTTCCACTCCGCCTCATAGTCGGAGCGGATCGCCTTCATCCCGGTAAGGCGCGTCTCGCAGTCCTGGCGGATGGAGGCCATCAGCCGAGCGTGCTGGAGGTGGCGGAGGTGTTGGCGGTGCCGAGCGCACCGGACGGGCTGGTCATCATGCCCGCGATCGTCGCGCGCCGGCGACGGGCGGCGTCGCGGTCCGCTACGGGATCAGCACCCTTGTCGGGCAGCTGCACGGACTGGCGCTCCGGCACCGTCGGAACGTCGGGGGTGGATGTGCAAATGACCTGTCTCCCGCTGGAATGCGGGGGCAGGGATATGGCGCTGCGCCATTGGGTTGAATCGACGGCGAGCAACGAAAAAGGGCGGCCATCGATGACCGCCCCTCATTATCTACGCCGTGTTGGCGTCAGGCCAGGCCGGCACGCATCGATGCCAGCGGCGAACGCGGATGGCCGTTGTCGATGACGAAGGGAGCATTGGCGCTGAGCATGTCGGGCAGCAGGTTGAACGCGAAGTCCATCGATCGGTCGACGGCAGCGACGACACTGGACGCGAAGGACATGACGCCCACGCAGGCGGACACGGCGAGCAGTGCGAAGATGGTGAAGAAGCGCTTCATGGGGTTCTCCCTATCCGTGGGTGAAGTGTGAACGATCACGGTGGGGATGGGCTAGGGCCTATGGGGCGGGCGTTGAATCGACGGAAGCCGTCTCAAGGAAGCTGGCGAGCAAGCTCTTCCAAAACTAATGCTGCATTGCTCAGGGGAGCGACCCCTGAAAGCATACCGTATTCTAGGGCCACATCTGCGCGATAATCGGAAGGATATGGGGGTGCTCCGTAGATACGGCGAAGCAGTTCTTTCCATAATGCCACAGCTACTGGCTGACCCTCTGCACGCCATTGCTGCGTTTGTTGGTCACTTTGTGCAATTAGTTGAGCAGTATAAGCATTCCGGTCGCCTTGCACCGGTCCATGAAGGACACTGTGCCGCGCAGTTGAAAATGATTGCTCCATGCCCCGCATACGCTGTGCAATATCATCGACCTTCTGCCTTAACTGAGCCGATGAAAGTCCTCGAAGGTCAGCTGCCACAGCCACTGAAATCGGCTGCGTATCAGCGCTGAGTCGAGCCAGTAAGTCATTTACAACCTGCCGATCCTGATCTGCCCTTTGTGCTTGCATCGCCCCATTCCACCAGACGATCACGCTCGCCAGTACAGCGAAAAGCAATAGCCCGAAAAACTGTTGATCTGACAAGCCGGACGGCAACGCTACAACTCCTAAAATGGCGGTCAAAGCTGTCGGGAGGAAGGAGATCCAAACCCCTCCGGACATCCAGTACTCTAGTTTAGGAATCGACATGGCGCAGTTGTAACGCCTTCAAAATGAATCATCAATCCAACTCCGCATAGCGATCGCCCCCGCGCGACCGGCCGTAATTCTCGGGGTTCATATATTCAGGCACGGAACGCGGCGCGACCGGCTCCGCGAACGTAGTGGCGAGCGCGTCACCATCGTCAGGCGAGGGCAGGCCGCGCGCTTTCATGTGCTTCTTCTTCTCCAGCGCCAGCCGCTGCTCCTCATCATAGCCATATTCAGGCCCGGTGAGATCGTCCGACAGCCCCTGATCGTCCGGGATCGCACCATGCTCCAGCCAAGAGCGCATCGACGTCCAGATCTCGGTTCTCTTGTTCGCCGTCTTCACGCGCACGCCATTGGCCCAGACGGCATCGCGCCCCTTGCCGCCGAAGTTCACCTCAATGACAAGCATGTCGGGCAGCAGCTGGCGAAGGCGATCGACCACACCCGCGCCCATATTGCCGACATCGACGAAGATCGCGTCCGGATGTTCGCGCATCGCCTCGATCGCGATGTCGCCTGCCACCTTCATGGTATCAGCGCCATACCAGCGCAGCCACGGCCGGGACTTGGCGTCGCGCCCGCAGCGCTTTGCCAGCGTGCTATGGTCATCACCGAACCGCGCGCAGTCCACGCCGTAGATCAGCGGGTCGGAGCGCATCGCCTCGACCTCGCGCTTCTGCGCCTGCTCGACCATGTCCATGCCGATGAACTGCATGGACGACGCGGAAGGGAACATGCCGCGCACGCGGACCTTCACGATATCGCTGTCGGCCCCGTAGGTTGTGACCAGCTCTTCGAGATACTTCTTGTTCGTGCCCTCGACGTTGCGGCTGTCGATCTGCCGCGTCTTCCACAGGTTGCGGCTCTTGCCATAGCAGTCGCGGAAAGCGCCGGTGTTGAGCGTGGGGTTGCCAAAGGCGAGCCAGAGGATCTCGGTATCTTCGTCGGTCAGTGCGCCGAGGGCCACCTCCCAAACCTTGTTGATGATGCCGGACGCTTCGTCGAAGATCAGGACGATGCGCTTGCCCTGGTTGTGCAGGCCCGCGAATGCCTCAGTATTGTTCGCCGACCAGGTGACAAGGTCCGTGCGCCACGATTTGGAGCGATCGCCCATGGTCGACACGATGCTGGTGGCGTTCACCTTGAACCAGTCGCGGGTGACTGCCAGCTGCGCCCACTTCGCCAGCTCCGGCCCTGTCTTGGTGAGCAGCTGCCCTTCCGTGTTAGCGGTGATGACGATGCGTGTATCGACACAGGTGTCCAGCGCCCACTTGTTGATCATCGACACACAGCCGGACTTGCCGATGCCGTGGCCCGACGCGACCGCGATACGGCAGGGCGAATGACGCCTGTCGGGATCGGCGAGATGCTCACCTATTTGCTGGAAGGTTTCGGCCTGCCATGTGCGCGGGCCGGAGGCGGGCAAAGCCTCAGTTTCCCAAGGATAGGCGAAGTGGGCGTGATCGAGAGGCGAATAGCGAAATTCGCCGATGCGCTCGGCCAGCGCAACACGGTCACTGGCGGCCATTATTCACCCTGGCATTGCCGGCGATGATAGCGGCAGCAAGATCGTCGGTGATGTCGTGCTCGACCCGTTCCTTGAACATGCCGAGGTGGCGGGCGACGTTCTCCAGCGCCTTGTCCTGATCCTTCAGCTTGATCTCCAGGCCGTCCTTCGTGATCTTCACGCCGGCGTAGAGAAGGCGCGCGGCGCCGAGCAGGTGGCGGGTGTCGTGCGCGAATATATCCTCGCGACCTTCGCCGCTGCAATTGGGGCAGCTGGGGTGTGGGTCGCCCTTCTTGCTGAAACCGAACCCGCCGTCGTCGGTGGGGAATGTGCGTGGATCCGCGTTCTCGACCATGGCCGCCGTCTTGAGCGCCTGATCAAACTCGGCCTGGTCCAACCATTGATAGGCGAAGTCGGTACCGTGGCAGTGCCGGCAATTGGTGCGGCGGTACTGGATCAGCTCATTGGGATCGGCGGTGGCGATATCCCACCAGCGGCGCAGCACCATCTCCTGTGTGATCTGGGTGCGTTCGCTCAATACCCGCTGCGCGTCGTCGATCGCGGCGATGATGTCAGGTTTAGAAAGGTTTTCGTCCGCGATCTGTCGCGCCGTCTTCACGCTGTAGCCCGCCCGGCGCGCGGCGGCCGCGCCGTTGAGGTCGATCAGATATTCGTCAACGAAGCGCTGTTGCTTCGCGGTGAGCTTAGCCACGGCTCTTCTCGACCTCCCAGCCTACGAAGACGAGGTCGGCGAGATATTCAACGGCGGGCTTTCCCAGGCGCGCGGCCTCGGTGAAGATCTCAGCCGCGATATCAGGACGACGCGTGCGGATCGTGACCGGGGCGGGGGCGGGCACGTTCTTCGGTCGGCTGCGCCAGTGCGGGGCGGCGTTGAGAGGCAGGGCCGACCATTTGCCGGTCTCGACCAACTGGACGCGGCGGCCGCGCTGGAACGGCTCATTGATGATGAGGCCCATGTCGTGCAGGCGGCGGAAGATTTCAGGCACGGTGCCGCCGTTCGCGACGTTGAGACGCTCGGCGATGTCGTCGATGGTTGGGATGGGCAGAGCCGCGTCCGTGCATTCGCGAATGATCCCCATCAGGATCTGTTCTCGGTTGTTGAGCGCGCGCCCCGGTATCGGCTCTCTGATCATATCCCCCGCTTCCGTCCTCATGCTGGTGGTTTTTCGTGCGAAAACCGCAATTCTGCATCAGGCCCCAGCACGGCGTGCATGGCCTGCCCGATCTCGTTGGCGAAATTGCCGCGCAGATGATCGGCGGCAAAGCTGCTGACCGACACGACGGTGAGCGTGCCGGCATCGATGTCCATTCGGCAGGGGGCGACCCACTGGACATAGACCTGCTCGCCTAGCTTGGCCTTGGCGTGGGCGCGGATCTTCGCCGCCGCGCTGTTCTCGCGGCTGGTATCGTGGGCCTTGGCCGGCTGGACGGGGCCGGTGGCGGCTGGCGCGGTGTGGCGGACGCCTGCCTTGGCGTCGCGCAACACCTGCCCCGTCGCTCGGTTGATCCAGCTCACCCAGGCCTTCGACCAGTCGAGCTTGGCGGCGCGGGCACTCGCTTCCGACAGCCAGAAGTTCACGAACGCTTCCGCCTCGGCCTCGTACGCCCCTGCTGGCCACTGGCGAACCTTGGCCTTGGCGGCTGGCGGCAGGTCGGCGATGGCAGGGGGCTTCCAGTCGTCGGAAATCCTCTTTCCCCGATTACGTTTTTCAGCGGCGGTTTCCCCTTGGGGGGGACTAAGGGGGGAATTATTATCCTTTACATATCCTTCCCCTGACACAGCTGTGTCACCCTCCCCATGACAATCTGACGCAGGGGAGGGTGACAATTTGGCATAGGGGGGCGACAATTTGTCATCCTCCCCCCCTGTCAATTTGTCGCGGGGGGTGGCGGTCTTTGCAGGCGCGTCGACATGGCTGACCTTGGGCGGCTTGTACGTCGGAAAAACGAAGCTGTTCCAGCCCTGTCCGCCGTCCAGCCGATGCGCGATATCCTTGACCAGCAGGCCGAGGGTCTCGAGCTTCTGGACATGGCGCTGCGCCGTCCGGACGGAGATTTCCACCTCGTCCGCCAGCCGACGCATGGACACCTGGCACTGGTCACCCTTGGGGTTCATCCAGTTGGCGATGCCGACCAACACCGCCTTGGTGACGGGGTCGCCGGTGCGTTGCTGGCGCGCCCAGCTTTCCGCTTCCCAGCTCATTTCTCGTCGCTCCCACGGGCGCGACGGCGAAGATAATCCAAGGTATCCTCGGCCGACATAAGCCAACCAAATTCGCAGCGATAGCCTTTAGGGTACGGCGCAGGCGGGATGGAAGCCAGGGCGTTCGCGCCAGCCTTGAGATCGTCAACTAGAAGGCGAATGTGAGGGTCATATCTGAACCATTCCCGGTGCAACCAATGCGCAGCGAAATGTTGGTGCAAATCCACTTCGATGCTTGGTGCAACACCTTGCACCCAATGATCCAGTTCTAGGATGATCGGACTGGCCGCCTGAATCTGATGAAGCCGGCGTTCAGGATTCCGAGACACGCCTATCTTGACGAAACTGCGCTCATGGTCGGCGATAAAGTACAGCGTGGTATCGCTCATGTGGCAACGACCTCGATCACGACCTTACCGTATTTGGCGCGGTCGCCGAACTGGACGACAGGCTGGCCAAAATGGCGATCATCGACGCCGAGCGCCCAGGCGATGCCATCCTGATAGGCTTTGATGCTCGCCCCGGCATTGTCCTTGTCGGGGAGCGGGCCAGCCGGTTTGCAATGAAAGGTGACGACGAGGTGCAGCTGCTCGCCAGCCGGCGCGTCTGCGCGCTTCGACAGCGCAGCCACGCGCGCCCAACCCTTGTGGGTCTTGGTCGCCTTATGCTTGCGCATGTGATGCCCGCGACCATTGGGCCACAGAATCGGCGCTGGGAAGGGCAGTTCGATAATCATGATGCACCCGCTGATCTCAGCCTCGCCCCGGACAGGTGTCCGGGGTCCGGAGATGTCAGCCACCCAGGCCGTCGACCACAGGTCTGTACAGCTGCTCGCGCAACGCGAAGCCCATCAGGGGCCAAATCTGGCGGATGGCGTCTTCGTAAGCGAGCTTCTGGCCCAGCGCTTCGTCGAAGTTATCGGGACTGGCAGGCGCCGACTTGCCAATGATCGTGAAGCCATTGTCGAGAACTACGAGGCAGATGGTAAGCACGTTCAGGGAAGGGTGCTCAGGGTGACCGAAGGCCTGCGCCAAGCAGCCCGCATTGTAGTAATATTCGCTCGCGATCTTCGCATTGATATCGGAGAGAGACACGCGCGGTGCGGTGCGACCTTCAGCGCATTCCGCTTCGGTGGTCTCGAGTGATTTGGATTCCATGATGATCTCCTCAGAATAATGCGCGTCGGTGGTCACGATTTGCGGCAGACTACCTCGCCCCCAATCGAACCGCTTGGCCCCTGCCAGTCTTGCGACCAGCCGGGCGGCATGTACGGGACCGCCCGTTGGGACATCGTGTCCTTGTTTTCGTCCGGGCCGACGCGGGCGTCCGGACCTGAATACCGAAAGGGGGTAACTGGAAATCACGGCGGCACATGATCCTCGTGCGCCTTGCGCAGCCGCTCGACAGCGGTGGCGAAATGCTTGGGGTTGTGCTCGATCCCAATGAACCGGCGGCCGGCCTTCACCGCCGCGACGCCGGTCGAACCGGTACCCATGAACGGGTCGCAGATGACCTCGCCCGCGACGTTGGTGATGATCTTGTCCATCACCTCGTCCGGCTTCACCGTGGGATGCCCATAGACCTTGGCCGGCTGGCTCGGCGCGGTGACATGACGGTGCATGTCATGGTGCTCGCCGACAGGGTGATACCCCTCCTGCCAAGCGTGGACGAAGAACTCGGTGTCCGAGATGTCATCGGAGGCGACCAGATAGAATTCCGTGTCCGCCAGATAATGCTTGTTCCGGTGCGGCGACGGGTTTGGCTTGATCCACACATGGACCACGACGCGCCTGTAATTGCCCGTCAGGTAGGCGAGCAACGCTGGCAGCTGGTCGTTATGGCAGAACACGACGACGCTGGGATGCAGCAACGGATTGATCAGCGTATGATCGAAGCCCTGATCCAGCCGCTCCTCGACGATCTGGTCGCTGGCGCCACGCGCCGCACGGAATGCGCCGCCGCCGCTGTTGTCGAACAGGTACGGCGGGTCTGTCACCAGCTCGACACGGCCAATGCGGTGCAGCAGCTCGTTCGCGTCGCCCAGATAGAGCGTCGCGCGCGGCATCACGACGACAGTTGGAAGGGGCTCGACGCTCATCCTCCAGCCGCCTCGTACATCATGGCCAGAGCGGGATGCGCCTCGCCATTGGGCGGCACGAGGATCTCGCGTTTGCCGATGTGATCAGGCGGTCCGACGACGCCCTTCTGTTCCAGCTCTTCGACCAGCTTGGCAGCGGAGTTGTATCCGATGCGCATCTGGCGCTGGAGCCATGAGGTGGACGCGTTCTGATGCTTGACCACCAGGGAGAGCGCCGTCTTGAAGCGCTCCTCTTCTGTGGCAGTCGGGGCAGGGGCGGGCGTCGTAGGATCGGGCCGACCGTCATGGCCGTCGTACATCGACTGCTGGCGGCCGGGACCGTCTTCCATGCCCAGAGCGGACAGGTAGGTTTCGAGAACGGCCTGCATCTCCTGGCGATCATGGACGGGCATTTTGCGCAGGCGGATGATCTGACGCATGATTTTTGCGTCGTACCCAGTGGCTTTCGCCTCCAGATAGACGTCCTTGATGTCGTCGTTGATGCCCTTCTTCTCTTCCTCCAGCCGCTCGATGCGCTCGATGAGAAGGCGGAGTTGGTCCGCTGCTACGTTGCCCTCAGACATATGATACCTTTCCGCCGAAGGGAGATTCGGGATGGATGAAGACGAGTGGCTTCGGGGAGAGCTCAACAAGATCAACTTCCTGATGGAGTTGATCTGGACCGAAGAGATGTTCAGTCATGGCCTCGCACCCGACGATATGGAGGCTGTTTCGGAGCGGGCTCTCGCAAAGTGGGAACTGCACCTTGGAGAAACGCCAGCAGCATCTGACGAATATACCGCAGCACGCCTCGCGGAGTTTTTCGTTCGGTTGCGGGAGAGGCTGGAGGTAAAACATCGGGAGGAACTGCTACGTCGAGGACGCGGTGCTGGGCCTCGATAGGCGCGGCAAGGAAATCTGCGCCCGTCGCTCCGCGGCCGAAAAGCTTCGCCGCTAAATCCGGGAACCGGCTGACATAGTCGTCGATCAGTTCATCTGCCGTTTCACGCGACATGCGCCCAACTTCTACCAGGCTCGCAGGTGCGTTACCCGACATCTGCGCGATCAATTCACGAATGCGCGCTTCCTGCTCGGGCGTGAACGGTCCAGCCGTGGGTTGATCTGACATGATGTGCTCCGCGAAAGGAAATTATGAAAAAGAACGTTAAGTGAACAAATGATGGTTAATCTGTTGGAAATGTCCTTGCGGGCTCGCTAGGCGGGTTGGCGGCTGGGTCGTAGCTCTGCATGAACTCGACGATCCGCTGACCGGTGCGAAGCGTGATCGACCGATCCTTCTTCAATCCGGTCACTAGATTGCTGTCACCGACGGCCAGGCGGCCGAACGTGGAAGGGGGCAACGAGTTCTCGACGCAGAATTCCTCAATGCGTCGGAGCATCTCCGCGTCGGTCAAAAGTGCCTGTTCCATAAATCCTACATAAACGGATAAATCCTACCCTACAAGTTGGAAAGATCATGCTCGAAACAGACCCGCGATTGTGGGAAAAATCCAACATGACTAACGCTGATTTCCCACGAGGCAGGGCGCTTTACGACCTGCTGATGGCGCTAAAGCCGCCCAAGCTCGCCGAGACGAAGTGGGCCACAGAGTCCGGTCTGAACAAAGCGTTCTTCACCAACATGAAGGGCGGTGTCGGAAGCATTCGCAGCGACAATCTGGAGAAGCTCCTGGCCTACATCGGCAAGTCTGTCGCCGACTTGGCCAGTGTGCCAGCGCGGCCAGCATCTAATGCTGAGCCCGTTAAATTCGAAGGGCAATCGCTTGAAAGGGTTCGGGGTGACTGCCCTGTTTTTGGTACCGCGCTGGGTGCGGAGCGAGTGATTGATGGGGAGGCAATCGAGCAGACGATGCTGAATTCGGGGGATGTAATCGAGTATCGGAAGCGGCCTCCCATCACGAATGGGGTTGAGCGCGTCTATGGTTTGTATGTGCAAGGCTCCTCCATGTATCCCGCACATCGCGACGGAGCCTTCCTGTTTGCTCAGTATGAAGCGCCGTTGCGCGTCGGTGACGACGTGGTCGTTTACCTCCGGCCGCTGGATGAATCGGACGATGGAAGCACTGCCCGCTGCGTGCTGGTAAAGCGCCTGGTGAAACGCACCGCCCAGCACGTCGAATTGGAGCAATACACTCCGTCGAAGGTGTTTCGCATCCCCATGTCGGACGTCTTGCGGATAGACCGCGTGTTGACAGCGGACGACTACGCATAAGAGCCATGTCGCTGCTTTCTCGGATCTTCCCCAGCCGCGCTCAGAAGAGACTTCTCAGTGCACTCCGGCGGTGTGATGCGGTATTTCGAGACCACTTCGCTTGGGAGAGTGTCCGGCTGGAGGTCCGGGCGCACATCTACAGCCCGACACGTCGGAAACTGCAACTAGGGTTGCGTGAAGTAGATGCTGCGAATGCCGTGCTTTATGCGGTGATGAGGCTGAGTGCATCGGCGGCCACATCTGGCCGGAACCACGCGTACCGGGGAAAGCTCAGCATGATAGGCGCGAGTTATCGTGGGATAGCTCTGGTCGCTATGGAGCTTCTGGTGGCAAATGGTTTCATGACTGATGCTGACGCGAGACACGAAGCAGCCGTGATCGATGAGGATGTGCGCGGAGCAGGATAGAAATATGCAAAATCAAGCAGGTATGATTTTTGCGTAGGTTAAATCCAACTTCGCGTTGACAGGTAGGAAACATCCAACTAATTCTACTCCCGTAATCAACGGGAGGCCATATGCCTGCACTCTCCATCACCGCCCAGCCGCTCGACATCGAAGCCGACGTCACCGCGCTCGAACTAGACTGGCTCGAAGCCGCACTGCGCGACGCCGAAACGCCCGGCCTGCACAACGATCTCGCCTGGGCCCGGCTGGAACGCCTCGCCATCAATATGGGCATGGCCGAGGACATCGACGTCAGCGCCGCCGCCTGGGTCGCCGACTATCTCGCCCGCCATGGCCGCTATGTGCCGATCAACCTGTCCGGCGTGATCGGCAGCGACGAATATCGCCGTCACCATATCGCGATGCTTTGGACCGCGGGCCTTTGGCACGAGGCGGTGCAGGTGCTGTTCCTCGCGGTCACGCTCGGCCTGCTGTTCTACGCCGTCGCAGCGGGCGCGAACTGATGGACGTCATCGCTTTCCCCGTCCAGCGCGCCCTCGGCACCACAGCGCCCGTCTCGCCCGGCCCGATCGCGGGCGATGTCCCGACGCTGCTGGCTCGCGCGCTCAACCGGCTTCTGTCCGCTACCGTAGACACGGACTTGGCGGACGGGATCGGCCTGTCGATCGGCGCGGCTGGCGCGCGGGAGCAGGCGCTTGAAGCCATGGCCGCCTACGAGGCCAGCCGCAGCGGTGCGCCGTCGTGACCCTCCGTATCAAATCGAACGGCCGTGATCCCTTCACGACCGCACCCCAGACGCAATGGCAGGCGCAGCGCACGCGCGGCCCGATCCTGCCGATGGAGAAACCCCGCCGCCCGCGCTGGTGGCAGTTCTGGAAGGCCAGCCGATGACGCGCCCCATGATCCCGATCGAAACCAAGATGTCGACCATCGACATGACCACCGGCGAGGAAACCGTCGGCACGACCACCATGATGATGATGCCAGCCGCGCCGGGGAAGTGCGAGATGTGCGGGTCCGAGCATGGGCCGGAGCTGCCCCACAACGCGCAGAGCCTGTTCTACGCGGTCCGCTTCAATGCGGAGCATGGCCGTGCGCCGACCTGGCTGGACGCGCTGGAGCATTGCACGCCAGAGATGCGCGACCTGTGGATCGCGGCGCTGATCGACCGGGGCGTCGCCGTCCACGCTGGCGAGGTGAACCCGTCATGAGCGCTGAGCGAGTGTCCACCAACACCATCACCGCCCGGTGCGGCGATGAAGCCTGTGCGCACGTCTGGATCGTCGCGCACCTGCCGATGTCGATCGACAAGGTGGCGATGCTGATGCAGCGGGCGGCCTGCCCGAAGTGCTGCCACAATCACCCGGTGCTGGCCAATGGCTAACCCCACCATCATAGTCGCAGGCCTCGGCCGTTGCGGATCTTCCCTCGTCATGCAGATGCTGGCCGCCGCCGGCGCGCCATGCGTCGGCACCTATCCCGATTTTGAGGATGCGGTTTCCGTGCTGCTCGATCCCAAAGACATAGAGGGTCAGCGCGCGTTCTACGAAGCGGCGAAGGGCAGGGCGGTCAAGCTACTTGACCCGCATCTGAACAAACCGCCGATCGGCCTCGACTATCGCAACATCTTCCTTTCGCGGAATCCAGCCGAGCAGGCCAAGAGCATGTTGAAGCTGCTGGGGATGACGAACAACCGCCGTGCCCGAAAGTCGATGGAGCAGGCGGTCCGCACGGACGAAGCTCTCGCTCGTCAGGCCATGACGAAGGTCGGGGACGGCCGATATCTCAATATTCCGTTCGAGAACCTGATCCACGACCCGGAGCATACGGTAGGCGTCATCGCCGATTGGGTGCGAACCTGGCGCGGCCAGCCGCTGGACATCGAGAAGATGGCGCGCTGCGTCCGCCCGCGCCCGGCCAAGTGCCTGCCCTACATGCTCGAATTGGAGCTGCTCGCCCATGTCTAACCTCATCGACCAGGCGATGACCTTCGTAACCTCGCCCGCCTACATGGACCTCACGATCCGCCAGCTCGCCATCATCGGCGTGGCGGCCGACGCCGTCGAGCCGCTGCGCGTGAAGGACATGGCCGCCGCGATCAAGGTGGAGAAGCCCGTCATCACACGCGCGCTGGACCGCATGGAGCGGGACGGGCTGCTGGAGCGGCGGAAGGGCAGGGACCGGCGCGACTGCTTCATCCATGTGACGGACGCGGGCAGGGCGTTCCGGGCTGGGGGTGCGGCATGAGCGACGTGAAAGTGGAGCAGGCGGATCGGGATTTGCTGATCAGCCTACGGGGCTTTGGCAAAGGCAGCGTTTTAGAGGCTCAGGTCAACCAAGGATGGTATCGCGCCGATCAAGTGGCGGAAATCGCCCGCCACCGCACCGAAGCAACCCGCGCCCTCTCTGCTGATGTGAAGGAGCTTAAAGCGGCGCTGGAATGGTATGGCGAGCAAGCCAGATTGGCGAGGCTGATCCACAGCGAGGGTGACTCAGGGCGTCACGCATTGGCGGACGATGGTGGCAAGCGTGCGCGCGCCATCATTAACAGGGACCCCGTGCAATGAGCGGCATCGCCCAGACCATCGCCGCCATCATCGACGCACCCGCATGGGGCGAGCGCAACACGATGCATCTGGTCGGCCGCAAGGTGCTCCGCGATTCCGCCCGGATGCGCAAGCAGGACAAGCACCGCCGGGCCGCGTCCATGAAGAAGGCGGTCCGCATCCTCGAAGCCGTGGCCGGCCATTTCACCGACGCCGCGCAGATCGCCCTCGCGTTCGAGGAGCCAGCCGATGCATGATTATATCCGCGTCCGCCGCGACTGGATCGATGTGCGGCACGAGTTCCGCCAGCCCAACGGCACATGGATGGCCGCGAAATGCGCGGAGCCCGGCTTCTGCCGCCAGTGCAACGTTGATGGCGAGCGCCAGCCGATGGCGTTCATCGCCAAGGCGTGGGAACGGGACGTCGATCCGGAACGCGCCGCGCGCATCATCATCGCGGCGCACCTCTACATCCCGGTCAAGCTGGCCGACGATGAAGGGATCGTCCGCGCGACCGACTTCCGCCGTCTGTGGATCGCCTTTCATCTGGAGATCCTGCGCGGCACGCCGATCTCGGATGCCGACGCGCTGGCGGCGCGGACGATCGGTAATCTGATAGCCCTCGTATCGATGCAGGAGGCGGCATGACCGAGAAACGCGACCTTGCGATGATCGCCGCCCTCGAAACGCTGATGAGCGACATGGGCGACATGCACATCCCCATATCCGCCCTCTGGCTCGAGCGCCTTATCAATCGTGCCGGCATCCGGTGGGAGATCTATGATACCGAGCCGCGCGCGGTAGATGCGTGCGCTTTGGCGGCGCTCTGCCGGATCGCGCGGGAAAACATGACGCATCGCCACCACGACGATGTCGCTCCTGTCATCGAATGGACACCTGAGAGGGACAGCCCAGGCGCCTACAGCGTGGGCCACAGCCAGCCGCCCCATGTCGCCGATGGTATGGTCGCCCACGTTTGCATCGGCGATGGGGCGTTCATGAGCATCGCGAATCCTATGGCCAGCCATCATGGCAGCATTGGATGGGTCATGACCTGGGGTAATGCGCGGCCGGTTTTGCTGACGGCGCGCAGCATCATCGAGAGCTACGATTACCTGCTGTCCGGGGCGGTCAACATGAACGAGGCGACGCACCGTCTTCGCCTGCTGCGCAACGCTCGCCGCGCGCTGGCGCAAAGTAGGTGTTTCTAATGGGCGCCCATGCTCCATTCTGGCCGCGCATGATGAAGCGAGCGACGGCCTGCGCCTATCTCGATTTGTCGACGGCCGAGCTGGAGCGTGAGATCGCGACAGGACGCCTGCCGCACCCGGTGAAGCTGGGCAACGGCTTGCACTGGAGCCGCGCTGAGATCGATACCTATCTGGAACGCCTCACCGGCGAGGCGGAGGTCTCGGCCGATTGGCGCAAAGGAGTAAAGCTCTATGCCGACTAAGACCATCCCGCACGTCAAGCGGACCAAGGCGAAGGGCCACACCTATTATTATTTCGACACCGGTCAGGTGAACGAAAAGGGCAAGCGCATCTGGAAAAAGCTGCCGTCGCCGAGCGACCGGACCTTCGGTGCCGTCTATGCCGCCATGATGGGCCACCGGACCCGCCGCGCCAACGCCGTCGCGCAACTCAGCCTCACCGGCATGATCGAGCTGTTCCAGGGCAGCGACAAATTCAGCAAGCTCGCGGCTTCGACGCGCAGCCTGTACGAGCTCTATCACCGCGAGCTGATCGACAAGCTGGGCGCCGCGCCCGCGCAGCTGGTGGAGCGCAAGGACATCGTCCTGCTGCTTGACAAGATGGCGGATCGACCGGGTGCGGCCAACATGGTCCAGCGCGCCGGGAGCGCGGCCTACACCTGGGCGCGACGCCGCGGTCATGTGACCAACGATCCCTTCGCCGACATCGAGGAGATGGCGACCGGCGAGCACCAGCCGTGGCCCGACGATGTGCTGGCGAAAGCGCTGGCGAGCGAGGACGACTTCGTGCGCCTGTCCGTTCACCTGCTCTACTATACCGCTCAGCGAATCGGTGACGTCGCCGCGCTGACCTGGCGCGATATCGTGGGCGACACGATCGTCATGACCCAGAAGAAGACGGGCAAGGCGCTGGATATCCCGATCCATGCCGAGCTCGCGAAGGAGCTGGCCCGCCACCCGCGCAGCCTCTCGACCATCATCCCCGGCCTGGCAACCGAGGGGAAGAACAACAAGATCCGGCTGGCCCTCCAGGCAGCGTGCGCGCCGGTCAAGGTCGTGCCGCACGGCCTGCGCAAGAACGCGGTCAACTCGCTGCTGGAGGCCGGATGCAGCACGGGCGAGACGGCGGCGATCAGCGGTCAGTCGCTCGCGATGGTGGAGTATTATGCCAAGCAGCGATCGCAGAAGAAACTGGGTCAGGCGGCCATGCTCAAATGGCAGCGCAAAAGCGATTAGTACGGAACCAGAACTTTCAAACCCATTCCAACCGCCATTTTTTACCGCAGGGGACTGTCCATGTGTTTTACCAAAGGGTAACCATCGGGCGATGGATTCACCCGACTTTCCTACAGCCGCTTTCGACCGGCGCGCCTGGCCGATGGGCGGGCGGCTGGATTATTGGCATGCGCCCGACGGCTGGCCGGTCCGCCGCTATCGATTGGGGTCGGGTGCGCGTGGCCGCATGCTGGTGCTGGGCGGGCGCGGCGACATGATCGAAAAATATCTGGAGGTGATCCACCATTGGGCGTCGCGCGGCTGGGCCGTGACCAGCTTCGACTGGCGCGGGCAGGGGGGATCGGGCCGGCTGACCGACGATCCGCTATGCGGCCATATTGGCGACTTTGCCGACTGGATCGCGGACCTAGGCGCGCTGGCGGTCGATTGGCGCGCGGAGGGGGAGGGGCCGACCGCAATGGTGGCGCACTCCATGGGCGGTCATATGCTGGTCCGCGCGCTGGCGGAGGGGATGACCCCGCCGGATGCCGCCGCCGTGGTGGCGCCGATGCTGGGCGTCCATACCGCCCCGCTGCCGCGCTGGCTGGCGGTGGGAATCGCCCGTGCGATGGTGCGCAGCGGCCATGGCGAGGACCGCGCCTGGACGCAGAAGGAACAGTCGGAACGGCAGCGCAAGATGCGGCAAAAGCGGCTGACGCACGATCCGGACCGTTATGCCGACGAAATCTGGTGGCGCGACCATAGCCGGGAGATCGCGCTGGGACCGCCCAGCTGGACCTGGGTATTGCAGGCGCTGGAATCGACACGGGCGCTGGAACGGTCGGAAGCGGTCGCACGCATAGCCACGCCGATGCTGATCCTGGCGACGGCGGTGGATCAGCTGGTATCCACGCCCGCCATCCGGCGGGTCGCGGCGCGCATTGCGACGGCGCGGCTGCATGTCTATGGGCCCGAAGCCGCGCATGAAATATTGCGCGAACTGGACCCGGTCCGGCTCGATGCGCTGGCCCGGATCGACGCTTTCCTGGACGAGACTGCTTGA